CTCCTGCCGCTCCTGCCGCTCCTGCCGCTCCTGCCGCTCCTGCCGCTCCTGCCGCTCCTGCCGCTCCTGCCGCTCCTGCCGCTCCTGCCGCTCCTGCCCGTAACGAGTTAAAAATCGAAATGGGTGGATCGACCATCCCCCTTTCGCTTCCGAAGCCTGCTTGGCAGATGACAAAAGACGAAATTGGCAAAGCGGTTCAGTATGCGAAATATAGTTATGAAAAACGCGGGAAGTATGACCCGATGGTGCCTTGGTTCGACGCGCATTTTGAGGCGATCAAGCGTGCGGTGGACGAAGGAAAGAACGTACCGGCGGAGAACCTGTACGAGTACCCCGGTTTGATTCGAAATGACCTGAACGACGACCAGAGAGATGTCGCCGCAGATCGCATGGTTGACGAATACCGCGCAACAAAGAGTTTTGAAAAGGCGGTGGAAGCGTACCGTGGTTTCGGTGCAGCACCAACCCCCGCCGCTCCAACACCCACCGTCACCGCCCAACCCGACGGCCGCATCGCCGTGACCGGCCTGCCCGCCGAGACGGTCAAGACCGTGCGCGACCTGCTCGGCATCAAGGGTGCGATCATCGGGGCGAACGGTAACGCCATCTTCCCCAAGGGAACGAATGTCAAAGCCCTGCGCGAATCGCTCGGCGTAACTGAGCCAACCAAGCCTGCCGCAGCACCGTCCGCACCCGCCGCCGAACGTCCTCTATCTGTCGGACTCAAGGCCAAAGGTGGCGCGCTCAATACTGAACCCGTCACCGTGCGCGACGGCGTGGTTCATATCGGCGACGACCCGGCAACTGACTTGGAGAACGGCGACCCAGTGCGCGTGCCTGATGATGCTTCGAAACAGGACATTAAAGACGCATTGGAAAAAGCTGGCACGCTCACCAACCGGCAGCGGTTCTACAACAAGCGTAACGGCGACCCGTCTCCCGAAGAAGCGCAACGTGTGGAGAAAGCCATCGAAGGTCGCACCGTGCTAGACGCCGCCCGGTACTTGGTGACGCACGGCGACCCGGCGCAATCCGAAATCGCCAATAAGGTGCTCGCCAAGTTGGTGGCGATGGAGGCCGATGGCGTCGATATGAAACTTCGCATCATTCACCAAGATGACGCGGGGCCGAAAGAAACCCGCTCGGCACGCGGTCGCACCGAATTTGAAGGCACAACCCGTGCGATCGTGTGGCTGAACGGCTCGGACATGACGGGCCGAGTCGGGGTCGAGCACGAAACCCTATTGCACGAACTTGTCCATCTCGCTACGTCCGCTGAAATAATGAAAGTGAAGAAGGGCGCGGTCACAGGACACGTCAAATCCGTGGTCGATCTGCATAACGTGATGCTCGCAATTGCTGACCACATAACGGGCAGGTTTAAGAACCATGCGGACGAACTGACCGCTTTCGAGAAAGACCTTCGCGACGAAACGAATAACGCCTTCACTGAGATTGATGAAGTCTTGTCGTGGGCGATGTCCAGCAAAGACGCACAGACGTACCTTGAGGGCATCCCCTACAAAAATTCAAACGTGTCGATGTGGACGAAATTTGTCCAAGCCATCCGCACCGCTCTAGGTCTGAAACCCTCCGCCGATACCGCGTTATCCGAAGTGTTGCGTATCGGGGATAGACTGCTCGAACCAATGCGCGTTACTGAATTCCACCGCCCCATTCCGTTGTGGTCAACGGACAAGAAAAAAATGTACCGCCAAGAGGTCGCCGGGCGGTGGTCGAGCGCATCGGGCAATGAGTATGACCGAATCGAGAAGCACGGTCCTGACCTCAACGGCTACTACGGCCCGAACGGCGAACGCATGACTCGCATGGTTCCAGATGTCCCGCACACCGTCGAATCGCTGCGCGCCGGTCTGATTAAGCAAGCGGCGGAGATGAAGCCCCTGCTGGATACCGGCGTGGTGAAAGTCGTGACTGCCAAACAGGCGGAACGTGTTCTCGGTGAACCCGTGACGTTGCGCGACAAGGCGTTCTTCAACCCCGAGGACAGCACGACGTATTTCATTGCTGACCACCTGCGCCCCGGCGATGACCTGAAGGGACTCATCAAACACGAAGTCGCGGTTCACGCCTACCAACTCGGTCGCACCTCCGCCGAGTTCAAGGACATTCTGCGCCAGGTGGACGCGATGAAAGGTGCCGAAATCGAAGCGGCACGTAAGCGCGTGCCGTCTGACACGCCCGCCGAGCATCACACCGAAGAAGTGCTTGCATACCTCGTACAGAACAATCCGACGCTCGGCATCGTCAAACGCTTCGTGGCATGGTTCCGCAATGCGATCCGGGCGATTGGTTGGAAAGGTCCGCTCAGTGTGAACGATCTGGTGTATATGGCGGACCGTGCGATGAACGGCGGGCCGGTGGTTTCGCGTGACGGCAAGGCGATGCGTTCAGTCATCAAAGCCGACGGTTACAACATCATCAAGGACCCCGAGCGCCAGCAAGCGGCCAACCTGATCGCCCGTTCCGAGTCTGGCGACCTGCGCGGCATCCGCGATCCGAAGGACGGTTCGCTCTACGTGTGGGACGCTTACAAGGCCACGCATCAGGACGCCGCCGAAACGCTCGGCATCGACCGCAACAAGGCCGAGCGCCTGATCTTCAGCGCCAAGGAACTCAAAGACCTGCCGCCAGGTGTGTTCTCGGACGAGCCGGGCTACCGCGTCACGCGCACCGCTCTACCGGAGCCGACCGTGGGCGAAGCGAAACTCACGCATGAGGAATTCCAACGCGCGTTCTTCAGTCGCGGCGAGCCGACCCACTACGGGGAACTCACCGCCGAGCAACTGCGCGCCGTGACCAACGTGGTCGGCAAACCACAGACCGTGCTCGAACGTGCGAAGGAATTCCACAAGAACTGGCGCAAGTCGCTGGAACAGGGCGTGTTCGACCAGTACGCTCCAATCAAGGAAATCAGTCAAAAGGGGTACATCAAAGCCCGCATGTCGAAAGGCGGCGACTCCACGCTTGAAGCGACATTCTTGTATGGTCCGCCTGTGCTGGACGAGAACGGGGATATTACGGTGCTTTTCGATAAGGCCAACAAAGGGCTCAACGGGTTTGCCAGCGTGTTGTCAAAACTCGATGGCGAGCATGACCGATTCCTGCTGTGGGTAGCGGCCCAACGTGCCGAAGCGCTCAAGGCGATCGGTCTGGAAAATCTGTGGTCACATTCCGACATCGCCGCACTCAAGACGCTGGACGCCGGCAAGATGCAGAACGGCCTGTCGCGCGACGCGGCCTATGCCACCGCATTGAAGGAAATGATGGCGTACAACAACGCCGTGCTCGACATCGCGTACCAGCGCGGCCTCATCAGCGATGCGACCCGCATGATGTACCGCGAGACACCTTACATTCCGTTCTACCGGCTGGCCGATGAGAACATCGTGAACGGTTTTACGGCACAGGCCGGCATGGTGAATCAGCACGCTTGGAAGAAACTGTCCGGCGGCACGGGGAAACTCAACGAAGACCTGCTCGCCAACATGCTGCAGAACTGGTCACACCTCATCACCGCCTCGGCGGGCAATGACGCAACGAAAGTCACGTTAGAAGAAGCCGTCCGTCTCGGTATCGCCGAAGAAGTGCCGAGCGGGTCGCCGGTGAAAGGCGCCGTGGTGTTCCGCGAGAACAGCAACACCGTAATGAAAAACGGCGTTCGCGTGGCTGATCCAGACCAGCCCGTGCGCAACCACGAGCGTTCGTTCGTTGTGAATGACCCGCACTTGCTCGAAGCCATCAGTGCGCTCGGAAACGTGGTTCGCGTACCGAAGGTGCTGCGCCTGTTCAAGCATTATCTGACTCTCGGCGTGACGATCAACCCGGCGTATAAAACCCGCAACCTGATGCGCGACTCGATTCAGTCGATGGCGCTTGCGGATATGTCACTCAATCCGATCGAGAATATTAAGACAGGCTGGAAACTCACCGCGAAAGAATCGGAAAGCCGCGCTCAAATGCTGGCATCGGGCGCTATCATCAGGATGGGATCGATGCTGGATGGGCAGAATGCCGACATGGGACGCGAACTGGTCGAGAAGATGGGCGTACCGCGTGACCACATTCTTGATGACGCGAATAAAATCGAGAAGTTCTGGAAGCATACCGTTCGCCCCGCGTTCGATGCCTACCAGGAGTTCGGGGATCGCGGTGAGCAGGTCAACCGTGCGGCGCTGTACGACCAACTCATCAAGAAGGGCATGAGCCACGGCGAAGCAGCATTTTGGGCGCGCGACCTGATGGACTTTTCCATGTCCGGCAGTTGGACGGCGATTCGATTTCTCACGCAAACCGTGCCGTTCATGAACGCGCGCCTGCAAGGACTTTACAAACTCGGCCGCTCCGCACAGGCGGACAAGAAGCGTTTCGCCGTCGTCACCGGTGGCGTCGTCATGACCTCGCTGGCCCTGCTCGCTGCGTATCACGATGATGACGACTGGAAGAAGCGCGAGGATTGGGACCGCGACAACTACTGGTGGTTCAAGGCTGGCGGCAAGGCGTTCTATATCCCGAAGCCGTTCGAGATCGGTGCCATCGGGACTGTGGCCGAACGCCTGGCCGAGTACATGACTGATGACGAAATGACCGGCAAGCGCTTCGGCAATCAGTTGTTCACGTTGGTCAACAACCAATTGAGCATGAACCCGACACCGCAAGCCATCAAGCCGCTGATCGACCTGTGGGCGAATAAGGACAGCTTCACGGGCAAGCCGATTGAGACGATGGGCATGGAGCGTCTGAAACCGGAAGACCGCTACAAACAAAGCACATCCGGCGTTGCCCGCGTTCTGAGCCAACTCGGCCTGCCGAACCCGACGCAACTTGCGATGGGCGAGTACCAGCAGATGTCGCCGGTACAGATTGACCACCTGATCCGTGCGTACTTCTCATGGGTCGGAACGTCCGCGACAACCGTGCTGGATTACGGCATTTTCCGTCCGATGGAAAAAACCGAGCGGCCGGCGATGCAATTGCAAGATGTGTTCCTTGCCGGAAACTTTGTCAAAGACCTGCCGAGCGGATCGAGCCGGTATGTTACGCAGATGTACGAGCAGGCGAAGGAGATCGAGCAAGCATACAACTCGTATCATGCGGCACTCAAGACCGGCGATACGGAGCGCGCGGCTTCACTGATGGAATCCGAAGGTGAGAAGATTCGCCAGTACCATGAAATCGAGAGGATCAAGCGTGCCGAATCGAAGTTGTCCGAACGCGCCAGAATTATCGAACGCAGCGCCATGTCCCCCGAAGCCAAGCGCGATGCCTTGACGATGATCGCCAATCAGCGTGACTTACTTGCAAGGCGCGTCAGCCCATGATACTGTAGCGCCACAAACCCTTCATGTCGTGATGACAGCATAGGAGCTTAAAATGAACATGGGACAGTCCCAAGACTATGCACGTCGAACCCGATTCGACCTGCCGTGCAAACGCTCGGCAACCGTGCAGAATGTCCGAGTCGATCTGTGGGACGGGCCGACCGGCACCTATGTTCCACCCGCCGCGCCAATCCAAATGCAAGTCGTGTCAACCGACAACACCAACGACAAGGCGGGCGGAACCGGCGCACTGACAGTCCACATTCACTACCTCGATACGAATTGGAATGTCGCAGGTACGTCCGTAATCATGAACGGCACAACTGCCGTTCTAACCACGCCCACTGATATCGCCCGAGTGAACGGGTTTCACGTAACCACGGCCGGGTCAGGCGGGGCACCTGCCGGCACTATCTCCCTGCAGGCAGTTGGTGGAGCGGTAACTTACGGAATCATCTCAGCAGGCCATAATCGGGCGCGGATGCCGATGTTCACCATCCCCGCGGGCAAGGTCGGGTACATCAAACAATGGCAAGTGTCGTCTGCATCGGCTGCCGCCAGTATTGTTGAAGCAGACCTTCGCGCTACAGCGCACGACGGCGTACTCATGCCGGGTATTTTCTTGATGCACGATCAGGCGGTCGGGCAGTACATCATCGAAAACGTACTGTATGACGCGCCGCTCGTTGTCCCAGCAAAGACAGATATCAAAGTTACGGCGATTTCGGGTGGCGCGGCAGACAATGCCACCGTGGCGGCCAACGTGATCGGATGGTACGAATAATGCACGAACCGTACTCTGGAACAATAGCAGGAGCTGCGTCAGGTGTAACGCTAGTGATTCTCGGAGCGCAAGTGGATGCGCTGGTCATTGGCCTATTCGCGGCGTTCTTTGTCTCGATCTGGTTGGACGGCGTGAATAACAAGGTCAAAGCGGGAGCGGCGGTTGTGTTCTCAGCGGTGCTCGCAGCATATGCTTCGCCAGTTCTGACATTATATCTATCGGCGCAGTTCCCTGCTGTGTCCGCCAACATGGAAGCGCTGCGGCTACTTCTGGCGCTGGTGATCGGGGCGCTGACTCCGACTGCAGTGCCGATGATGACCGTGTACGCCGCAAACAAACTGAAGGGGTGATGCGATGAACGCCTTCGAAATAGCAATTACGTTGACCGCCACGGCGATAATTTTGTCCCATTGCCTGACGATGGCCGCAAACCTGAACCGCCGTCATTGGTCCGGGCATCTCATCGAATTTACCGCCTTCACGTTGTCGGTCGCCGCGCTCGGTGCTGGTTCGGCGGGCGTCCTACTCGGGTGGCATCATGCGGTGTCCATGCTGCTTGTTGGGATCGCAGGGATCATAGCGGTTGATCGGCGCAAGCGCCGCACGTATCACATTTAAGGAGTAACGACATGGCAGCAGGAGCATTTGTATTTTCCGATCTGGCAAAGCTGAATATGTTCAGTGCCACCGATCTACTCAACCCGGCCAACACGTTCAAGTTGGCGTTGGTCACATCAACGTGGACCCCCGCGCCATCGACAAACGAGGTATGGGCCGACGTATCGGCCAATGAGATCGCCACGGCTGGTCAAACTGCATACGTGGCGGGCGGGGCCACGCTGATTAATGACGCATTGACCCAAACCGCGGGCGTGGTTAAATTCACCGCCGATGCGCAAGTGTGGACTGCGGACGGCACGGGTATCCCGGCTTGGCGCTATGGCGTGGTCTACGCGAGCGGTACGTTGAATGGAAAGGTCAATCCGCTGGTGGGATATTTCCTCGGTGACGCAACGCCAGCGGATATCCCACTGACCACGGCCACCAATACGCTCACGATTACACCTAGCGCGTCGGGTATTCTCAGCGCCACCTAAGCCATGTCCCTCGGCTTCGGAGCAGTATCAGAGTCTCCGGTAAGCGCCCTGCCGGGGACAAATCAATCCGTCGTTCCGGGCGTAGGAACGCTTGCGCTTACAGGCTACGCCCCGACGGTATCACAGCCGCATGCAGTAGCACCTGGCGTAGGGGCGCTCACGCTCACTGGCTACGCCCCGACAGTAGCGAGAACAGCGAATCAGGCCGTCGCTCCGGCGGTCGGGTCGCTCACGCTCACCGGCCATGCGCCGGTTGTAGCGAGAACAGCGAATCAATCGGTCGCTCCGGGCGCAGGAGCTATAACGCTCACGGGCCACGCTCCTACGGTCGTCGTGGCTGCGAATCAGGCGGTCGCACCGGGCGTAGGAACGCTCGCCCTCACCGGTTACGCCCCGACGGTAGCGAGAACAGCGAATCAGGCGGTAACGCCTGGCGCAGGAACGCTCACGCTCAGCGGTTACGCTCCTACGGTAGCTAGAACAGCGAATCAGGTCGTCGCTCCGGGCGTAGGGACGGTCACGTTCACCGGTCACGTTCCGGCGGTCGTTCGGACGGCGGGGCAGATCGTAACACCTGGTGCCGGGGCAGTAACGCTCACCGGTCACGCCCCGACAGTATCCCAGCCGCACGCGGTAACGCCAGGTGTGGGGTCGCTCGCCCTGACAGGCTACGCCCCGACGGTAGTGATCGCGGCGAATCGGTATGTCGTTCCCGGCACGGGCACCATAGCGCTCACCGGTTACGCTCCTACGGTCGCTCGGACAGCGAATCAGGCGGTAGCGCCCAGTGTCGGGGCGGTCACGCTGACCGGTTACGCTCCGACAGTATCTCAGCCGCATGTGGTGGCACCGAGCGTAGGAACGATAGCGCTCACCGGTTACGCGCCAACGATCACTCGGACGATAAACAACCACGTAATACCCGGCGCCGGCACTGTCGCCCTGACCGGTTACGCCCCGACGGTTGCTCGAACGACAAGCGTGCTCGTCATCGGTACGTTGGCGATAAACAGCCACATCGGAGCGTCAGTCGCTCTTGATGGGCGCGTTGCCACTAGCGCAACGCTCAAATCTATAGTAGGGTTCAACTTGGCGATTGACTCGCAAATAAGGTTGTCAGCATGACGAAGATATATCAAAACGATGTGGGGATCGCACTCGCTGTTGCGACCGGCATCACATTGACCGGTGCAACGACGACGCAACTCAAGATCAAGAAACCGTCCGGCGCCACAGCAACATGGTCGGCCGCGATCAACGGTACGAACGCGCAGCAACTTGATTACACTACCGTCGCCAACGATCTGAATGAGGCGGGCCGGTATTTCCTTCAGGCGTTCGTTCAAACCGGCGGTCAAACGCTGTACGGCGAAACCGCCGAAATTGACATTCATGGAGCGTATCAATAATGCCGAGCATTGCGGATCGCGTCAAAGAGACGACCACTACGACGGGCACTGGCACGGTATCGCTAGACGGTGCCGTTACGGGATTCCGAGCGTTTTCTTCAGCATTCACTACTGGCACTGTCGTTTACTACTGCATCACTGATGGGACGAATTGGGAAGTCGGATACGGCGCCGTAACGACCGGAACGCCGTGGACATTGGCGCGAACGACCGTGCTGGCCTCTTCCAACGCTGGGTCGCTCGTATCGTTCGGTGCCGGAACGAAAGACGTGTTCTGCACGGCTCCTGCAGCCGTAAACATTCCATCCATCACCGGCAACGCGCTCAAGGTGCTACGCGCCAACGCAGCGGAAACCGGGCTCGAGTATGTGACGATCACGCAAGATTGGATTGCTGAAAAATCGTCAAATTACACAGCGGTTAACGGTGATCGAATCCCTTGCAATACATCGGCTGGCGCATTTTCGATCACTCTTCCAGCGACACCAAGCGCCGGTAATCAAATTGAGTTGACAGATTCTGGCGGAACGTTTGCAACAAATCATCTAACCATTGCGCGCAATGGATCGACCATCATGGGGCTGTCAGAGGACATGACGGTATCAACAAATAACATCGGATTCGGGCTTGTCTACACCGGATCGACATGGAGAATTTTCTAATGAGTTCGATTGAGTCGTTCCTCCCTAAATCCTATTCGTCTTCCGCATATATAGGAGGTTCTTCCGTATTCACCGTTCCACCTGGTATTTCAAAACTTAGGGCATATGCTTTTGGTGCTGGAGGCAGTGGTGCATTAGGTGCTGGAAGGCAGTCAGGAGGTGGCGGCGGAGCAATGGCGGTTAAAGAATATGTCGTAACTTCAGGTCAGACAGTAACGATTGTGATCGGTGCTGGTGGAGCAGGGGTAACGGTTGCAGGAGTAGGCAATGCAGGTGGCAATACGACAGTCACCTATGGTGGAGTGACGATAACTGCAGGAGGTGGTGCGGGAGGGACTTATACCGCATCAACAAGTACAGCCCTTACGGGAGCGGCAGGTGGAACAGCAACAGGAGGAGATACTAACATGACAGGTGGTGCTGCTGTCTCATTCCTCGGTACTACTGCCGCTGCTTGTTATAGTGGTGGTGGAGCAGCAGCAAATCCTGTTTATGGCACTCCTCCAACTGGTTCTGTTACACCTTCCGGGGCCGCAACATTATTCCAAGGTGGTTGTGGGATTAATGGGTATAATTCTATTGTAAGTGGTCCCGGCGGTGGTGCAGGTTTAACAAATTCCACAACGACAACTGTGCCTTCTGCGGACATTAACGGGACTATATCTGCAACTGCTACAGATAATAATAACCCAATGGAAATTTCACCATTATCAAAGCCATTTAGTTTAGTTGGTGGTGGTGGTGTTGGTGGTGTTGGTGTAGTTGCTGGTAATGGCGGAACAGGGTGTGGTGGAGGGGGTTCATCCGTCGGCGGCGCTGGTGGTGGCGGTAAAGGGGGTTTGTTTGGAGGAGGAGGAACGGGCACCAGTACTCCAAAATCTGGTGGTGTTGGAGGAGGAGGAGGGGCTGCCATTAATACTCTCTCTGGTGCTGGTGGATCAGGTCTTGTTGTTCTGGAGTGGTAAATTATGCGATATGAAATCCTGGACGTAGTAGGGAATGTGACCAACACCATCGAAGCTGATGATGCGTTCTGTCAGGCGCATTTCCCACATTACAGAATCGCAGCAAGTCAAGCGACAGTGCAACAAAATCGCACCCTAACCAAACTCGAGTACATGAGCCGATTCACTGATGCCGAATTGGTCGGGATTTACACAACTGCAAAAACGAATGTGGCAGTTGAAATCTGGTTGGAAAAATTCAAGCTCGCATCCGAAATAAACCTGGACGACCAAGCCACTGTCGCGGGGTTGCAGGCGATGGAATCAGGCGGATTGCTGACGGCAGGGCGATCTGCGGTAATTCTGGCGTGAGCTATTTTACCAATATCCTGATCGGGATAGATCAACTTGCCAATGTGGTTTTACTCGGCGGTTATCCAGATGAGACATTTAGTGCCGAATGCTGGCGCAAAGGAAAGACAAGCTGGTATTGGGACGCGCTGCGCATTGGAATTGATGCGCTGTTCTGGTTTGACAAGCAACATTGTTTTTCCAGTTACATCAGCGAATTCGAACGCAAGCAATTACCTGAGGAATACAGAAAATGAAAGCACAATACTGGCGCGTCATCATCACGTCTTTTTTCATGGCATTGCTTACTCTCCCGCTATGGATCTCGGCGCTTGTTGTTGTTCCTATCGCGCTTGCATTTAGCAAGCAGGAGGATGAAACGCTTCCGCGCTGGCTTAGTTGGTACGACGAACCGACCTATGGGATCAACGGAGACCCCTACTGGAAAGGCGCCGGTTATGCCAATGGTCGCGAACGCGAATACCTGTTCCGTCTGCGCTGGCTGTTCCGTAATTCACTTGGCGGATGGTCGCATGACGTGATGGGATTTGATTCTTCGCGCATCCGCTCCCTCGAATGGGAAGGCGACCAGGACACGCAAAACAAACCGGCCGGCCATTCAGGAGTCTGCTACATCAAGGTTACGCTCGATGACGGATCGACGCGCGAGTGCTTCTATATCGTGAAGCAGTGGGCGGCAGGAAGGTGCTTTCGTGGGTATTTCGGCTACAAGCTGATGGACACCTTGCACTGCCATCTTCGCGGTGAAGGATACGGCGTCGGCCAGGTGCAGGATGTTTTTTCACCCAATCCGTTCATGGGGTTTAAATGAAACTCAGCCAAAAATCAATCGACCGTTTACGCGGCGTTCATCCTGATCTCATCGCCGTCGTGAAACAGGCCATCGAAATCACGACGCAGGATTTCAGCGTATTGTGCGGCGTGCGAACTGCCGAAGAACAGGCGGAACTCTACGCGCAGGGTAGAACGAAACCGGGCAACGTCGTAACGTGGACGCTCAAAACGAAGCATGTCCCCGGCGCAGACGGTTTCGGCCATGCGGTTGATCTTGTGCCGTACCCGCTCGATTGGAACGACTTGTCCAAGTTTGACGCCATCTCCATCGCCATGATGCGAGCATCGGAAGAACTCGGCGTAACAATCCGTTGGGGCGCCGATTGGGACATGGATGGGCTCGCTCGGGAACGCGGCGAATCAGATTCTCCACACTTTGAGATTGTACTGACATGATGACAAAATTTTGGGATTTCATTGACGACCGGTTCGTTATCCGGCGCGTCATGACGCTAGGCACGTTCGCCATGACGGTGTATGTCATCTGGTGGGCAACCGAGTTTGCCACCACCAGTGCTCGGGCCGGGGCTGATATCGCCATGATTATCGGAGCGATCGGTGTTCCGTTGAACACGCTGATGGGGTATTTGTTCTCAGCGTATAACACCGGGAGATCGGCATGAGTCCGCGTCTGGTCGATATTGTTGCGGCGCTGGCGATCGGTGCCGCGTTGGCTTATGGCATCGCGTGGTACAACCGACCCGCTCCAATCCCTGCCGGCGTAACGGTCGAGGCGAAGCCTGCCGCGGAGGTCAAGAACGAGGCACCCAGCGTGACGATCAAACCTCCCTCGGTAAAAGTGTTCAAGCCTGCCGTCAAAACGAACCTCAAACTGCCTGCTTCTGTCACCAACGACGACAACGTGCATGTGCTGGCATCAAGCAAAACGGCCAACGATGAACGACCGCACACCGTTACCACGACGATCGACCAACGGACAGGGGAAGTGACAACGTATGATCGAACCGACCCGTTGCCGTGGCTTGCTGTAAATACGAAATCCGAAATCGGTGTTTTCTACGGCCTGAAGCACGGCGAACAGGCACTGCGTATCGAGGGCCGGCAGGAACTGCTGCAGATCAAAGTACTGCACGCCGGAGTGATCGGCACGGTCGATGCGACGCGACAGGGCGTGGACAGTTTCATTGGGGCGGGCGTGTGGGCGAGGTGGTGAGCCGCAGTAAGAGGTTCACGCAGCGCAGCATCAGTTCCTCATCTTCGGGGTTGCGTAAATGCGGCGCCATCGGATTATTCCTACACATGCCCGAACCCGGTCGATGCGGGAACCAGTACCCGTCGCAGCCGCACACTTCGGGGTGCTCGCGGGTCATGCGGTAGCGGTCGATGTACCACGAGGTTGACCCGCACACGCACCGGGGCGGACGAATGTAGTGGTCGGGATGACGCGGCAGAGTGCGCCGCGCCTGGCACGCTTTGCGGCTACAGCGAACGCGGTATCGCACGTTCCCACCGATCACGACAGTCCGCATCGCACCATCTTGCGCCGTTTTCGGTCGGTTCCCCGCAATGCCAGCATTTCTCCGATGTCGGGATCGGCGTGTTCGCTCGCGCCCGAACTGCTGCGACACAGGTGTCCCGTGCCAGTTCTTCTTGCATTGTTGCCATGTCATCTACGTCCATCGTTGCATTCCTTCGTTGAGTTGGGTGACGGCTTGCCCGTCAGCACCAGCGAGGCGTCCAACCTCCCGATCATCGTCCTATGTGAGAGCTACGATTTGTCGGCGCTGGGTTATTGGGCGTAGGGTTGCGGCCATTCACCCTGAGTAGGGTTGCGGCTATTTACCCGCCGTCCGTATGCGCCAGACCCGAAAGGGTGGAGCGAGGCAAGCCCGCGCATACTGCACAGTGTTATCTACCGCCACACCGTGCTGGGCGGGTGAAGCACATCAACATCTTACGCCTTGATTTCACTCACGCTTGTATCGCCATTATAGCGACCTTTCGTGGCGTAGCTGAACTCCTTCGGCACGGGCGTATGGCGGAACAGAATGATTTGACCGATCGCCATGCCGGACTTGATGCGCAGTGTGTGATTGCGCAGCAGATTGGAGAGTTCGAGCGTCAGGGCGCTACCGTGCCATCCCGCATCTGCCCACCCTGCCTGACTGTGCTCCAGCCCGGCACGGGCCATGCTTGACTTGAGAATGAACATGCCGCTGATGTTGTCAGGCAGGTGGAAAATTTCTTTGGTACTGGCGAGACAGAACGCCCCCGGTTCGATATGTGCCGCCCCGACCCAGCGATCCATTCGCGGCTTACCGCGCACGGATAGATCAACGAGGCTGAAGTTGGAGTCATAGTCCGCCTCCATCAGAAACTCATCTCCCAAATGCAGATCAATACTCGCCGCATTGATCGCCCCGTCTGCTACGCCTTCAATCACCCCCTGCTCGACTAGGTGCGCCAGTTCTGTTGCCGATAAAAGTCCCATTGTTTCCTCCAAATAGTGTAGGCCATCGTTTCCATTTTGTCCGATAACGTCGATCCGGCTCATCGTCCCATCTCGCTCAATGTTTTAACCGTCCGTTGCAGGCATTCGGCAGCGGCCCGAGCCGCAGTCGTGTGATCGAATCCAGAATCGACTGTGAAATCGACACCCTTGGCCGAGACGAACATCTCGACCTTGCAATACCAGCCCTTATCGTAATGTCCGACCCGCGGATGCCCGTACTGCAGCAACGCAGCGAGCGTCTCGTCAAGCGTCATTGCTTCGATCCTGGTGGCAGTCAGTGCTGCCAGTGCCAGCGCGTTACTCATCTCCGTTCTCCCGTTCGTATCAAAAATTCCGTCGTCACCTTGCTCGGTTGCGCCGGGCGTACCGTTTCTTTCACCCCGCCCCGTGCCTGCCGCTGCTTCGAGCATTCCGTGTGGTCATAAGGGCGACCGCGGCGCTTGCCGCAGATGTCGCACACCCTGTCGGTCAACAGTTTCATAGCGCCCTCCCGCAGTTGATTACTCCGACGGACGAATTGAACCATCCGCCGTTGAGACAGTGTGCCAGGTTTGCTTCGGCAGCGACTCGGGCGGCGTGGTCGCGTGCGGCGGATTCGACTGCGGTCGCTTCGTCGTTCCGCGCCACCACGACATACGCGACAGCCAGTGCCAGCAGTAGCCCGAGTTCGCGGTGATAGCGCTCCTTGCGTTTCATGTTGGCGAGTTGAACCGCTTTGCGCCACGACACACCCAGCCGCCACCAACGGAACGCTTCGAGTAGTTTGGTCATGGCTGTGCCCCCATGCGCGGAGCGAGTTCTGCCAAAGCGAATAGCTGCGCCCGGCTCATCGTGATCTTCCCGCCCAGCGCTTGATTCAAAACTACTGTGTCGCCTCCAACAGTCCATACAGCCGCTACGGCTTTCTCATTACCTTTAGGGCATTCGATGGTCGCGGCGCATTCGGTTCGTACTTCGATCTTTACCATTTCGCTACTCCTTTGATGGCCGACAAGCGTTGGGCATTTTGCGGCCCGGTTGCTAAACTTACCTCATCGCACAAAACAAATTCACCCCCGCATGCGGCGCACAAGCATCGGCTAGTTTCCGACGACGCATCCTCTTGCCACACCTGCTGCTGTCCACAGTGCGGACAGTGCAGTGCGCTCAACCTCCAAGTTTCGGGATACTGGTGGCTGACTGATCCATCGCCGCGGTAATAGAGCACGTCAAACGTGATCTCCGTCATAGCAACCACCCCAGCAACGTATCGATTTCGATTTCAAATCCAGCGGCGTTGCGATGTCCGCCGCCACCAAACACCTTAGCGATCGCGCTAACATCATACTCGCCGTTGGAGCGCAACGAGCAATACGCTTTCGACCCATCTTTCGACAAATACCAACACAGGCCGTAAGTGCCCGACTGTGTGGCGAGTTCGTGACCGACATCAGATGCCAGATGTGGCGGGCAATTGGCGGCGAGCCCGTCAAACCCGAGGGCCCCCTGCGGGGAGTTGATTCGGCATTTACGAGCGGAGTTTTTGACTACCCCCTGCACGTTCTGATCGTGGGCGCGGAGGATTGCTTCGCCTTCTGCGTAAAATTCGTCCCAATACGTGTGGTCGAAACCGGCCTCACAATCGTAGAACCACTCAACCCACTGTTCGAAGCGCCACGGGGCGTAGCTCCACAGTGCTTTGTTGAACGCTTTCGTGCCTTTGATCTGAAACTGCCAGCGGTCATAATCGTCAATGTGCTTGATGAACATCGGTACGTCTTCCGCTGGATGAAAAAACTCCCACGCGAGGTATGCGCCCGACTTGGAATTGTCGAGCGTAATATGCCGGTCATCAAGTCGCTCATCCCACGGCATGTGCATCGGCACGTCCCACATCTCGAATGCAGTCTTATGATGGTCGAGCCATATCACCCGATCCGACACATTGAACAGCACGTTCATCGCCGGTCTAGCAAACGAAAAATCCAACACGTAAACTGTCCGACCCGACACCGCTTCGAGCGGCAAATCGTCGCCGTATCGCACAGGCAGGTATTCTGCGTCATCCCGCAAGGCGGTCCATGCTGCGAATGCTGCGCCGAACCCGTCCGCGCAATCCGCGTGGTATATCACCAAAGGTTTCATGGTTCGCTCCCAGCGACGACCCGATTCGGTGCCAAGTCAGAAGCGATGCGCATTGCCATGTCGGCCAGTGCGAGCAGTTGCGACTTGCTAATCGCGATATGGTCGCCTCCCCCGTGGATCGTTGCCATCGTGTCGTCGAGCATCCACGTCACAGCGATCGGTTTCGCATTCCCATTGGCGCATTCGATCTGCACCTTACCTTCTGTTTTATATTCGATACCCATTACAGTAATCCTTTCTTCTTCGCTATCCAAGCCGTCACGACGATCCGGCCTTCCATGTGGTGCATCTCCTTCACTTGCGACAAAGGAAACCACCACTCTTCGTTTCGCACCTCGTCGATGGCGCGTGACACTCGCACCGCTTTGCCGGTTGGCGTGGCGATGCGTACTCCGGTTAGGGTATAGAGTTCAACCGACACGAGTCACCCCAATAAAAACTGCATAAGCGGTGCTTCTCATCTGCCGCAAGCCGAAGCGCGTGAGCCATTTCGAGTATTCGACAGAATCGAATGGTATTCCAACGCCGGCCAACAGGCGTTTCGGCATTTCAACGCTGCCGCCGAGGTGGGTTTCATTTCTGATCGCCTCGCCTAGTGTTTCGATCGTGTCAGTCATTTACGATACCCCAATATCAACCAACAACCCCGCTGCTTCCGCCTCATACCAAGCGTAGTCAATATCATCCGGCAGGGCGTCAGGCAGTTCCATCAACGGCGCACAACCGTCCGTGGTCGGAACGAGATTCCCCGTCTTGTACGTGATGCACGCTGTTGAACCGACTGCGTAGTACCACCGCACCACCTTGCCAAGATATTTGCCCCGTGCCAGTGCTTGCAAACGAATCGCGTCGTAAGCGGCGAGCAGTTGTGCCTTGTCCTTGATGTCGCCCGCCACTTCGCGCATCTTGGTCAGCGTGGTGCGCTTGGGCAGCACCGGCTCGGGGTTGAACATCCCGCCACCCGTCACGCTTCGGACGTAGACGAACCTCCGAACATCACTGCAGGCACGTATCGTATCCGCCAGCGGCGTTCCGTTTTGCAGATATGCAACTACGGCATCCACGCACACCTGCCCTGTCGGATTCGGCCAGCCACTCGGGCCGGGCTCGGGCGGAGCGAATGCACCTTTGCACTTCACATCTCCATCGGTTGTGATGGCGACATACGCATTCACGTCGCGACACGCCAGTTTCGAGAACCGCGTCATCTCCATCACGAAGCCCGTGGTGGATTCCCACCAGCGAATGATGTCGTCGCGTATCCATTCCATATCGCGTCTGCAGCGCACCACCAAACCGTCCGTATTGGCGCTGACCACCGATATTCCGATGTTTTCCAGCGCCTCGATCAGCATAAGCAGTGCAAGCTGGCCGGTGACGGTGACTTGCAACATTTCGGTCGGCGCATAGAAGATCGAGTATTTCGAGTTGAGTTTTCCGAAGCTGCCATTCAGCAGCGTCTTGAGACTATTCGCCGTTTTCTTGTCGCCCCCGTGCTTGGCAACCATACGGCGTTCATACCAGCCCGTATAGATTTCGGAAAACACAGGTCCGATCTGCTGCGGGAAGATGCCCGTCTCGATAATCAGCGAAGGGTAATACGATGCTACGTCCGGGCTATCCACCGAATACGTTTCGTCTGCTTCGAACATGACGCGCGATTCGGTTGAATGGAGTCCGCCAATGCCCATCGCGTAGGACGTGTTGCTCACTCGCACCAGTTCATGATGCCAGTATTCCGGCTTGCTGACGTAACTGAGATGCCGGTCGAGTCGAACCTGATCTTTGCCCCAATCGACCAAGTGATTGTCGTGGTGCGGGGAAACGCCGCCTTTAGGGTTGATGCTGTATGGCAACTCGACGGTGCGACGCAGCACGTCTTGTAGAACCGGAGTCGTGAACACCATCCATGCGGGGGGTCGATAGTTGAATTCCGTTCCCGCTGCGAATGCTGGCACCGTAACCTTGAACGGGAGCAGCGACTTCATCACCGCCTCGGCGATCTGCGCGTCAGATTTCGAACGCAGGTCGAGTCCGTACTGTTCACCCATTTGCTCACGCAGTGCGATCTGCGATGGGAACGTCTTGAACAAATCCATCGTCGTGTCGATGTCGTTCTGGCAATACGAACGAAGATCAACACGATCAAACAGCCCGATGCTAGCGGAGGGTTCGATCGGCAAGTCTTGCAACTTGCGACTGTGCATCTTTCCGCCATACGCCTTGAGCGAACCTTCGCCTGGCGCGACTTCGAACATGTCAATGTGATCCGCCCAGTCGAGCGGTTGCACGTTGAACTGACGCAACAAATCCCAATGCCGGACCTGATCGACAATCAGCATGTCGGACGCCTGCTTCAACTGCTCATTGGTGAACCCGGCCAGTGCCAGCGCGATGATCGGCATGTCGTACGTGATACCATTGAACGTGACGATGCGATATTTGCTCAGTGCTTGGCGCAGACCATCAATATCAAGCGGATGACCGGGGAACATCTGGAACACTTCGCCCGTCGTGAACCGGCATAGCCAGTAATCACGGTAACATTCCGTATCGACACATGAATCATCATGCGTGTTGTGCGCCAGATCGGTCGAGCATCCGCACCACGAGCAAGTCGCGGCGGATGGCGCATAACCATAACCGCACGATTCGCAGATCAAGCGCCCGGTCAGACGTGGCGGCGGAGGTGGTGGGACGCTCCCCGTGGGCGCAATAGCCCCGACTCTCGCCGCTGTACCGCCGCACGCGACGGTCATCGACCCATATATGTCCGTGTTGAAGATGAGGTCCATTTATTATCTCAAGTATCAAATCAATCCGTGAGCCGTCCCGTACCGAACGGCTCACGGGTGACTCGACTACATCACCATGTAGCCGTGTTCAACCAACAGGGCATCCGTCCAACCCTGTGCGATGAACGACTCGCGCGTCATGCCCGCTGCCTTGGCGGTCATGGTCGGGCCGCTTGGAACAGGCGGCGGTGGGGTCATGAACGCGGTGCTGGGCGTCACGGTGACGGGTGGCGGTACTGGGGCGAACCCCGGCACAGCAGCTTCGAGCGGCTTCGCACCGGCGGGCAATGGCGCTGCGCCGAATCCGATCGTGGTCGTGTCAACCTTTTCGGTGGCGATGCGTTCACCGTCCGCTGCGAGCGCCACGGCTTTCGGGTTCAGGTACAGTCCGGGCGTATTGGGCGGTTTGGCGCCGTTCGATGCGATGTCACCTTGCACTTGGATGTACTGGCCGGGGTGGATCGAACCGGGCGGGAGCAACATGCTGCCGTCTGCGTTGCACTGTTCGGGCAGCCAGCCTTGCGAGAACCACAGCACCCAGTTGCCGGCATACCCGGTTTGAGATGCGGGCACCTTGCCATTCTTGTTCGGCAACTTATCGTCGCCGTCGATGATTTTATAGGCGAAAGCAGGCGATTGATGCAATACGGGTTCAGCGGCTTTCGCGATTTCGAACATCTGCGCACCCCACGGTTCATTGCGCCAGTCGGCTTGTGTTTTGGGGATCGCTACGCCGAAGTTGCAAACCATCAGTGGCTGTCCGGCCTTATCGAGTTTCGGCGTTTTGCCGTCTTGCTCGGTACGTGCGGTGAGTTTTTCGAGACTGCCGCCGATCATGCGGCCCACGGGAAATAAAATAATTGCCATGATTTACTGCTCCTTGATTGCGGTTGAAAGACGTTCCTGCAGCAGATAGCCTTCGAGTTCCCACACTTTCTCGCGGGCGTTCTCGTGGCTGATCGACTTGCCAATTTCTTCATTGAAATTTGCTTTGCTGATCGTGGCCGCCTCGCCTCGCACGGTAAATCCGTTGCGCAGGGTCAGTTCGCACACCATCACCTTGCCGGATGGCAGGACGGTGAACGTCTCGGACACGATGGCGGCGTCAACATCGGTGGGCGTCAGGCGCGGGGCGGTCAACCCTTTCTCTACGATCGCCTGTTCGATCTCTTGCTCGTTGCTCATTTTTACTGCTCCTTATGTGTGCCGAACACTCGGCGGGTCATAGTGCTGTCGGTCTGCGCGAGCTTCAACGCACCCGATGTGGACACATGATAACCAAACATGACGGTTTCGTCAACTCCGATTTTCTTCAACGCTGCGGTCGCTTGAATCGGGGTCAACAGCGCCTCCTTCCGAAGCTGCACGCCGAGCATATCCCCGAGCGTGGCGACCTCGTTAAACGGCTTCGACCACGTGGTACTGCCGCGTCCCGGTTCGAGCGTGAAACCCGGAACGGGCTGGCCCGCACGGATCGAGCGCTCGATTTCTTCCGATAGGCCGGAATCCAGCGCTTTGAGCATGGCCGCCGCCTGCTTGACGCGAGTCAGATACAGCCCGCGATCGGCAGGCGACATCTCGGACGGTATGGGCCGAGCGGTGAAATCCATCATCGCAGCACCGGCACGTTGGGCCGCGTCGCACCCGATGATGCCCGAGCAGTGCTGGCAATGCTCGCCAGTCCGGCACACCCCTTGCCCGGACGCTGTCGTACCGCACGCCATCGCCATGATGTTGACCAGACCGCGCAGTTCGTGCGCCTTGCAGCCCCAGGTGCGAACCGGGCCGTCCTTGTGGAAGCATCGCGGCTGGGCGATGGTAAATTTCACCCAGATTTCCTGATCGTCGTAACCGTGCGATTCGATGATGCCCGCCGCGTACGCTGCGAGTTGGTAGTTCTCGAACACCTCGACGTAGCCGTGGCCGAATTTCCAGTCGAGTACATTCAGGACTTTCTTCACCGGATCGTAGAACCACACGTCCGGCGTACCGAAGCATTCGGGGTGGATGCCCGAGATGTCCACGCGCTCCTCGACGTGACAGTGCGGCAGCATGTCGAACGGGATCGCCTCGACACACATCTCGGCGCCTTCGGTCATTTCCTCGGTGACGGCGATGCCGTTGGAGGTGAGCGAACCCGCGACTGACGGCGTGCCGTGGATCAGGTGCGCAACGACTTCATGGAACGCCGTGCCTTCCATCGATGCAGGGCTGTCCTCCGGCTCGGGGTAGAGTTTGCACAGATCGAACGAACCGGTGCATTTCACCAGGCGGTGCATCGATGATGGGGGGAAGATGCTGTGGGCGGTGCTCATGCCAGTAACGCCTCGATCTTCGCCCGAATCTGCGGGATCAGGTCTTGCCGTTGGAACACTGCGCCAACATGAGGCAGACCGAACTCATTCACTATGGCGATCACTTGCGGTTGCTGGATTTTACCGGACGCAACGCTGCTGATGACGAAATGCATGAACGCACCGAAGTCCTCCGTCGCCGGTGCTACGGGTGCTACGGGTGCTACGGGTGCTGGCGGTGGAGGCACCATACCGACTTCGGCCAGCGTTGGCCCGGAGGAACCGGAACCAGCGAGCGCTTCGAGTTTGGCGGCATCAGCGTCGGGTTCGGGTGAGCCGTGGCCGGCGCCCATCGTCTGCCGCAGTTCCGCTTCAACCACGGCGATTTCCTCGTCGGTTGATCCGCGGCGATAGCGCCATGTGCCGTCACCGATCTTGGCCTTGGTGCGACCGTGGATACGGGCATCCCATGGGAAACCGCGCGCGTCAAGGTCGTGTCCGCGACGGTCGCCCGGTGGGACGGGCACGGGGGCGGCTGGCATATGCACCGTCATTACTTCCGGGCCGGGGGGCGCATCGTTCGGCGAAGTCGGTGGTTCTCCGGCGTAGACATGGATCGTCGAAACTTGCGCGTCAACCGGCACGGGGGCGGCGATGGGAGGGGCCGGCGGGACCGCTGCGGGGCGGTTCACACCGAGCGCCGGTTCGACAGCACCGAACACAGCGGTCAGGTCGGGTGCTGGGGCAGCGTCAAGATGGCGCGATGGGGTGAGCGCTTCGACCACCATCGGCGGCTCATCGCCGCTGACGGTTGGCGTTTCGTCATCCACCACGTAGCCGCCTTCGACCGCCATGTCCATCAGAAATACGCCGGTGCGCCACAGCGCTTCAGGCGTCTCCCGTGTTACGTCTTCAATATGTACGCTAATTCCCATCATGATTCTCCTTTCGTGATTAATTTCCGCATCTCGTTCACCACCCAGGTCAACGTCGCGCCGTTTGGTACTTTTGTAGAATTTCGACCGTTGTATCTGATCCAGAACCGATTGCAGTTTGGCATACGGATCAATTCAATCTTGTGCGACTTGCCGGACGCCCGGCTCTTGATACTGATGCGATGGTCCGCTTCAAGCCTTGGCAATTTATCTCTCCTTTAGGGGTGAAAAATTCGCCCCGTTTCAGAACAGTATCGTAATGATCGAGGCGTGTCAAGCGGTGGTGCGATTTATTTGGCGATGTTTAGTTTGTCGTCTATCACTAGTTATGCGTCTCGGCAATCGCCGCAAATATCGGGTACGCCTGTGCAGGCACTACGGCGTTTCCGAGTGATTTAAGTCTGTCCATCCGATTGGGAACCCCATTGCCGCCTCCGCGAATTCTGGGGTCATCGGCAACCCAAGCCGCTTGCAGCCATCCGCGAAGGTCATGCTTCGCTTCTTCCCTGTCCGTGTGCAGCGTCCGCTGTTGGTTACATGGTCGCCGCACACTCTCCCGCCGCTCCCCATCGAGGCGTCCGGCGTGGGCAACAACCCAACATCTATCGCGCACGTGCCGTGCACCGACGCTTGCAGCCGGAATAACAAACGGTAGCGCGGTGTAGCCAAGGCTTTCCAGGTCAGCCAGCACTTCGTCGAGTCCCATGCTGACATGCCCAGCAACGTTCTCGCCAACAACCCAATCGGGTCGCGTTTCGTCAATAACTCGGCGCATTTCCGGCCAGAGGAAGCGGTCATCTTCCGCGCCTCGGCGCTTCCCGGCATTACTGAATGGCTGGCATGGGTATCCTCCGGCCACAACGTTAATTCGCTCTGGCAGTTCGCTTCTTGTGAGTTCTCGAACATCGTTAAAAATCCTTGTGGTCGGCCAGTGCTTGCGCAGCACCTGTTGGCAAAACGGGTCGCACTCGCAAAATGCAACCGTCGTCATCCCTGCGCGTTCGGCGGCCAAGTCAATGCCGCCAATCCCTGAAAATAAACTCAGTAGGTTCATTCGCCCTCCAAAGACGTATAACCCAACGGTGCAGGCGACCTTGCGCGGCTGTTTGCGCAAGGCTCCTGACCTAGTGCGTTAGGCACCGTGCCACTGCCTTCGCACACGAAGCATTCCTGGTCAGTCCCTATGTCCGGGTCGCGCACCATCCTCCCGGTTCCGCAACAGTGCCCGCAAGGCTCTTCCTCCGTCTCACCAGCGCCGACCTTTGCAGCGAGTTCGCGCTCAATCTCCGCCACGCATTCAAGCGCGGAGTAACGGTCGGAAGCGCTGCCGAAGCTGGCCTTGCCGAGATACTGCTTCAGCCGTTCTATGTTGGTCATCTTCAATCCTCCGTTGCATAACCCGGCAGTCCACGCGGACTCGCCGATAAGGCTGGCGAGCCGGTGACTTTTACGTTGGGGCGCTTGTTGAACGCCTTCACCAGTGCGTGCCAGTTGGCAAGCGACAACCGCTCGGTTGGTATCCTGCCGCTCGTCGTGTTGACGATTTCCGCGAACGGTGCCACGGCCTCGCGCAACTCGGTCAACTCGCGCAGCCATCCCGCGAGCCTCTCATGCTCGCGCTGGCAGTCGGTTATTCCGTGGCCCGCCCGCTGTTCAGCGTGTTCAATCGCGTCTTCGAGTTTCATGCTTTTGTCCTTTCTTCGTAGTTACCAGCGCCCCAACCCACGCTTCGAGCGGACTGGCGCGATAAACCTTGCGCCAGCCCCTCAAGCTAAACGTTAGGCACTAAGTCCGATGGGCTGAAGTATTTAATCAGCCCGAACGTGTCGTCCTTGTCTTGCGACCATTCACATTTCACAACAATCCGGGTTGTCGTGTTCTCGCCTTCCTTGGGCCGCAGCACCTTTACCGCTTTTGCCCAGCAATACCTTGGGTTGTCTTTGTGCCTGTATCTCTCGCCAATCACTATGTCTTTTGCTCTCATCGTTTCCTCTCCGTGCCTAACCCGTCAATCAACGCGGACGGCTTTCAGCCGCCGGTTATTTCTGCGTTAGGTGACAAGGCCGTTGGTTTGAGTGAGAACCCACCTTATCGCAACACTTCAACCGTTGTCAATATATTTTATAGATATTGTATTTCCGCGCTGGTCGTGATACCTTCGCCGTCACAACTTTGGGAGGGAACAAAATGAAACCCGCGGATTTGATGGCGCATTGCAACAACAACGTAACGAAAGCGGCAGCACTAGCCGAGGTGAGCGAGATGGCCGTGCGGAACTGGGTGAAGGCGGACCACATACCGATTATCCAGCAGCGCTCGATCGAGATACTGACGAAGGGTGCGTTGAAGGCGGATGAGTCGCTGTGACCCTACCGCTCCGAGACTACCAGCAAGCGAACTATTCCGACATCAACGCTGCGTGGCAGACTGCCCAGAATGTCCTGTATGTGGCGCCGTGCCGCTCCGGCAAGACGGTCGTCATGTCCAAAGCGATCGAGGACAATAAAGGTGCGAGCATCGTGGTGGCGCACCGTTCGGAACTCGTTCAGCAGATGTCCCTGACGTTGGCGCGGCGAGGTATCCGGCACAAGATCATCGGCAACTCATCCCTGCCTGCCGCCTGCACGCGCGAGCACCTGGCCGAAGTCGGTAAAAATTTCATCAGCCCCCACGCCCGCTGCTACGTGGCGAGCGCTCAAACGCTCATGCGCCTGAAATACGAACCGTGGATGAGCGAGGTGACGCTGTGGGTGACGGATGAAGGGCACCATTACTATGTCGACAACACATGGACGAGTTCGCTCGAACACTTCAAGAATGCTCGGGGCTTGAGCGTAACGGCCACGCCGATCGGCACCAACGGTCGCGGGCTCGGGCGGCACGCAGACGGACTGATTGACTCGATGGTGTTGGGTCCGACCCCGCGCGAACTGATCAAACGCGGCTATCTGACCGACTACCGCATCTACGCGCCGCCGAGCGACCTCGACCTGTCTAGCGTGACGATCAGTGCGAACGGAGATTACTCGCCGCCCAAGCTGGCTGCTGCGGTTCACGCCAGTCACATCACCGGCGACATCGTGCAGCACTACCTGCGCATCACGCCGGGCAAGCTGGGTATGACCTTCGCCACGGACATCGAGAGCGCCACGGAAATCGCCGCGGCGTATCGTCAGGCGGGCGTACCCGCCGAAGTAGTGAGCGGCAAGACCCCGGCGCAGTTGCGGCGACACGTCCAGCAGCAGCACCAGCGCGGCGAACTCCGGCAGATTGTGAGCGTCGATGTCTATGGAGAAGGCATAGACGTGCCGAATCTGGAGGTCGTCAGCTTCGGGCGTCCGACCCAATCGCTCGGCCTGTATATCCAACAGTTCTGGCGACCGGGCAATCCGCGTGACGACAAGCCGCATTTTACGGTTATCGATCACGTCGGGAACGTCGTGCGGCATGGGCTGCCTGACGCACCCCGCCAATGGTCCCTCGACCGCCGCGAACGCAAGGCCCGATCCACGCCCGAGGATGTTGTGCCAATCCGAGTGTGCGTCAAATGCCTCTCAGTCTACGAACGAGTTCTCCCCGCCTGCCCGTTCTGCGGCGAGGCGCACGTTCCGGCCACGCGCGGCACACCCGAAGCGGTGGACGGTGATCTGCACGAGATGGCGCCCGAACTACTCGCCCGACTGCGCGGCGAAGTCGCTGCGGTCAGCATGGCACCGAAAATACCGTATGGCGCGACACCCGTGGTGGCGGGCAGTATCAAGAAAAACCACCGTCTGCGCATCGAAGCGCTTGGTTCGCGTGACTCACTCACCCCAGGGTCACTTTGCATGGCGATGGCCGTGTGGGGCGGATGGCGCGAGTTGGAGGGCGACACGGTGCAGATGTCGCAACGCAGATTTTTTCATCAATTCGGGATCGACTCACTTAGCGCCCAGGCGCTGGGACGGGCGGACGCCGAGGCGTTGGAGGGGAAGATACGGGATGTGTTGACTCGGGCGAATATACGAGTTGACGGTTCGGTCAGTGTCGAGTAGTATCACTTCAAACATCAGGAGCGAATCATGAAAATCAAACAAGACCTGCCGCAGTTTACACCCATCACCATCACGCTCGAAACGCGCGAAGAAGCCGAGGCGTTGTGGCTGGCGCTGCGAAACGTAGAGTACGTTGGTGCAGTACCCGTCAGGGACCGGCTCATCTGCGGCGAAATGTCCAACTGGTTCTCGAACGAGTCGCGGCTGTGAGGTATTTGAGCCTGTTCAGCGGTATCGAAGCTGCAAGCGTGGCGTGGGAACGCCTCGGGTGGGAGTGCGCTGCGGTGGCTGAAATCGAGCCGTTCCCTTGCAAGGTACTCGCCCACCGTTACCCCGATGTGCCGAACCTGGGCGACATCACGCAAATTACGCAAGAACGCATCGAAGCGCTGGGTCACATCGATCTCGTTGTGTTCGGGGCACCATGCCAAGATTTATCCGTGGCCGGAAAACGAAAAGGAATGTTGAATGAAGATGGAAGCCCTACTCGCAGCGGATTGTTCTACGCTGCCGAACGAATCGCCACATGGTCTGGAGCAAGATGGGCCATTTATGAAAACGTGCCCGGAATGTTCAGTTCCAACGCGGGTGCCGACTTTGCTTCAGTGGTTGGAGAAATGGCTGGGGCCGACTTTGACGTACCAAAAAACAAATGGCGAAACGCCGGCGTTGCTGTTGGACCGCGAGGACTTGTCGAATGGGTTACTCTGGACGCGCAGTACGTCAGAACACCGGAGTTCGCTAGAGCCGTCCCGCAACGCAGACGGCGTGTCTTCATTGTCCGAGATTCTGGAGACTGGGCAAGTAGACCGCCGCTATTTCTTGAGCCAGAAAGCCTGTGCGGGAATCCTCCGCCGAGCAGAAAAACGGGGCAAACGGTTGCCCACGATGTTGCAGGAAGCCTTGTCAGCAGTGGCCAAAAAATAAATCGGACGGGCGATACACGGGGGCAAGACCCGGTGATTGCCGTAGGCGGCGAAGTGTCGCACACCCTGCGCGGCGAAGGATTCGATGCGTCCGAGGACGGTACGGGACGCGGTACGCCGATAATACGTCACATGGCTTGTGTAGCGCCCACCTTGAATGCTCATTTTGGCGAAAAGCAAGGACTGGAGAATCAGCGCATCGACTCAGGCGCGGGGCTATTTATAGCGATTCAGGGGAGCGTGATCGGCTCGACCGATCACGCTGGTCCGGCGGGTTCGGGCGTGGACGAAACGGGGGCGTGTTTCACGTTGCTGAAAACTGACGTTCATGCCGTTCCGACCTTCGGCATTCGCACCGCCAACACCTCAAGCAACGGGTGCGGCGTATCGGAAGAGTTGTCGTATACGTTGGATCGGGCACAGGGTCGGGCAGTTGCGTACCGAACGAACGCCGCAGGTCAAGTCGCACCGCAAGATGGGACTGCAGCAGCGCTGAACACCTTCACTGACCCGACCGCGCAGTTCATGATGACCCCCGCAAGGCAAGTGCGCCGCCTCACCCCGCTGGAATGCGAGCGCCTCCAGGGATTTCCCGAAGTAAGAAAAAATGTTACTATCCGTGTTGTAAATAGTGGAGGTAACGAATGCTCAGACCGTCAAAAGACCTGTGCGAATGTGGTAGCGCAAAGTCCCAAGTTGCAAAATGCTGCTGGGAATGCAGAAAGAAGCGAGTCACAAAAAAGTGCGTCGTATGCGGCTCCGAATTTGAGTGCAAGCAATCCCAAAAATTCACCACATGCGGTGGCGCATGTGCATCTAAACTTAGAGGCAAAAACTCTGGAAATACGCAGAGCCAGAAGATCACTATTAGATGCCAATCGTGTGGGAAAGACAAACTCGTATCCCCTGCCTATCGAAATAGAAAATACTGCTCGGTTGCTTGTTCAACAATTGAGCGAACTGGGCATAAGAGCGGAAGATGGAAAGGCGGGATCACCACAGAGCAAGGCGCCTTTTTTAACTCTCGGCAATGGAAGATGGTCTGTCGAGATATTTGGTCGAGAGATCGAAGAACTTGTCAGCGATGCGGGAGCGTCCACGACGAAACACAGCGAACGTATGAAGTACACCACCGGGGCAGTTGGCTCAAATTCCCTGAACTTAGAACGGAACGCTCAAATCTCGTGCTGCTTTGTCGCAAGTGCCATCAATTCGTTCATTCCCGAGCAAATGAGATTGGGGAATTCATACGAAATAAATCTTGAAGTTTCACACGGATGGACAAACATCCCCGGCGCGTCAGACTCCGCTCGATACCGGGCGCTCGGTAACTCGATGGCTTGTAACGTGATGCACTTCATAGGACAACGAATCAATGATTCTCACTGAATGGGCCAAACGCCACAATATCCCGCCCCACATGATTGCCGAACTGCGCCTGATGCTGCTCGGCAGCGACATGACGCCCGACACGCCCGCTGCGCCAGGTAGCGAGGCAGCAGTCCAGAACGCGATTCGTCTCGCTTCGAGCCGAGTCGGGGGCCGTCTCTGGAGGAACAATCTGGGCGCAGGGAAACTCGAAAACGGTTCGTATGTCCGCTGGGGGCTATGCAACGACTCCCCGGCGATTAACGCTCACGTCAAATCCGGCGATCTGATCGGCGTCTATCCGCTGCTCATCACGCCCGAGCATGTGGGGCAGACGGTGGGGCAGTTCTGGTCGATTGAGTGCAAACGCGCGGGCTGGAAGTATCGCGGCGACTCGCACGAAGTCGCGCAACTGCGCTGGATCGAACAAATCGTCGCGCTCGGTGGGCGCGCTTCATTCTCTACTGGAGCCTTGTAAATGGTCAACCTCACCGCCGCCGAAATGGCAGAACTGGCCGAATATACCCGACGATGGCTGCAAGAACCGCACATGACGGCGAAACGTGCGGAACTTGATGCACGGGCCGCACGACGCACGATGGCGTTGCGGTCAGCACAGGTCGCCTTCAACGCAGCGATGCGTAACGTATCACCAGCCGATGCCGAAGCAATCAACAATTACATTCGAGCGATTAAATTATGAGCAACGAACGTCAACGTAAAACCGAAATCCTTTCCGCCGCGCTGGAACTCGCTAAAACCGAGGGATTGGCCGGCATCAGGCGTGACAACGTGGCCGAACGTGCCGGCGTTGCGACTGGCTTGGTGAACATGCACTATGGAACGATGAAACAACTCCGCCGCGCCGTTGTGGGCGAAGCGCTCCGTGTCCGCTGCCTGCCCGTTCTGGCGCAGGCGATGGCTCTGGGCGACCCCCGCGCGCTCGGAGCACCGGAGGAATTGCGTAAAGCCGCTGCTTTGTCGCTTGTCGGGGAGTGACCTACTGTGCGCATAACAATCTTCCCTGATGTCCGAGCCACGTCCATCGAATCGTATGACACCACATGGGCCGACCTCGCCGCACGCTGCGTCAATCCGCCCGTGTACCCATCGAAACAGCATTGTCCGCTGGTCAAACTCGCGGCGTTCGGCGACCAGCGTACCGTCAAAGGCTCATTTCGCCACGACCCCAACGTGCTCGCCGTGTCCGGCTTAGAGGGCGACTACGATGCGGGCCTGATCCAACCGTCCGTTGCCGCCATGCTGCTCGAAATGGCCGGCATCCAGGCACTCGTCTACACCAGCCCGAGCCACACCCCCGCTGCGCCCCGTTGGCGCGTGCTGGCACCGCTCGCTACCGAACACACGCCCACTGAGCGCCGCGAACTGCTCGGGCGCCTCAACGGGGCGTTGGGGGGCATCCTGGCGCACGAGTCGTTCACTCTGTCGCAGACATATTATGTGGGCCGCGTGGCCGGCGTGGAGTATGAGGCGCACCAGTCCAACGGCGCACCCATTGATACGCTGGCATACCTGCCCGCCATCTATCCCGCGTCTTCCATAGCCACCGACCGGCCGCATGCCGAGCGCGAAGCTACGCCCGAGACGATTGAGGAACTGCGCAGCGCCCTGACTGCCATTCCCGCCGAGGATTACTTCGAGTGGATCAGCGTCGGGCAAGCGTTGGTCGAGTTGGGCGACGAGGGTTTCGAACTGTGGGATGAGTGGTCATCGAAGTCGGACAAATACGACGCCGAAGCGGTGCAATGGAAGTGGAGCACCTTCTCTGGCGACCGCACCGGATTCGCCGCCGTGTTCGCCAAGGCGCAGTCCGCCGGATGGGAGAACCCGAAACGTCGCCCGCCCGTTGACTTGACCCAAGTGTTCGGTTCAGCCGAGGTGGTGCCCGTCAACGGGACCGGCGTGGCGGACACTCAATCGAAGCGCATTCTCGATCCGGCCGACCAGATCGAGTTTTTCAAGGGCTTCACGTACATCACCGACGCGCACCAGGTCATGACACCGCACGGTAAGCGCTGGAACCCGAGCCAGATGAAAGCGCGGCTGGGTGGCAAGACGTTCGTGATGGGGATGGACAACTCACGCATGACGCGCGACGCATGGGAGGCATTCAGCGAGAATCCGGTCGTGGCATTTCCCAAGGTGGATCACATGTCGTTCCGACCCGACAAGGCGCCCGGTGCGGTCTGGTCCGAGGAGGGCGCAACCTACGTCAACACCTACCGCGAACTGCACATCACCCGCACCGCTGGCGGTGATGCTTCGCCGTTCCTGAATCACTTGCGCCTGCTGTTCCCTGATGAGCGGGACTATTGCATCGCGCTCTATTACCTGTGCGGGTTGGTACAGTATCAAGGTAAGAAATTCCAGTGGGCGCTGTTCATTCAGGGCATGACGGGCAATGGCAAGACGCTGCTGTCCCTGTGCGCCTCCTATGCGGTGGGCGCCATCTATTCCCACGTCGCGAGCCCGAGCGAACTGGTCGGCACGTACAATTCGTGGCTCGAAGACAAGGTGCTCATCATCGTCGAGGATATTTACGAGGTCGACCACATCGACGTGCCGGAACGCATGAAGCCGATGATTACCAATGTGCTGCAGCCGATCCGCGCGATGCGTCAGGCCGAGCGCATGTCCAGAATCTGCGCGAATTTTCTAATCAATTCGAACCACAAGGACTCGATCCGCAAGACGCTCGACGACCGCCGGTGGGCGATGCTCTACTGCGCGCAGCAGTCGGTCGAAGACCTGGCGCGTGATGGGATGGACAAGGAATACTTCGCGCGCATCTATGGTTGGCTCAACAATGGCGGATTCGCTATCGTGGCAGACTTGCTGGCAACAACGCCGATCCCGGATGAATATGGTCTAGCGAGCCTCATGTCCCGTGCGCCGGAAACATCATGCACGACTGAAGCGCTGCATGCCGGCCTGAGCAAAGCCGAACAGGAAATTCAGGAGGCCATCGAATCGGGCATGCCGGGGTTCCAGGGCGGATGGGTCAGTTCGAAGGCGCTGGATGTGCTGATGATGGAACGCCGCATGTCGCTGCCGCGGAACAAGCGCCGCGGTGCGCTTCGGGCGCTGGGGTACGGGCACCACCCCAACCTGCAGAACGGTCGATCGTCGGTGGACATGCCCGGAACAACCGACCGGCCAACGCTCTACATCAAGAATGGGCACTGGGCGGTCGGGTTGAAGACGGGCGAGGAAATCATGAAGGCGTATATCTCGGCTCAAGTGCGTGGTGCGAAGCCGGCGGTGGGGTTGATGGCGGTGGGCTAACACCCCGCCACGTTGCGCACCTCGGTGCTGAACACTCAGAACTCGCCGTGGTGCTTCGGGTTAATCAGGGCGCGGCGCCGGAAATATTCGAGGCGTAGGAATCTGCGGGATTGGAGGGTAATTTTAGTTCTGCTGCCATACGGCGGAGTTGATCGGAATTGCGTGAGTCGTATTTATCAAACCACTTCGCCGCTTCTTCCAGCGTCTTAACACGCTCGGCCTTGAGTGCGGATTCGAGGGCGGGGAGGATTATATTGTTCTGAATTCTTTCAGTGGCCTCGCTTGCGTCACAGAATAAGGGCATCGGTATTGCATAGGATGCGTATTCGTCAAACTCACATTCCTCCGCGTTTTCAGCAGCCACTTTCCACAAATTCAAGGCACTATCTTGCTCCACAATCCTCGCCTGCTGCTCCAGCACTTGCTGTTTCAGGTCTGCGATTTCCTTGTCACGCTCGGCAACTCTTGCCTGTAGCTGCTCAATTCGCTCCAAGCATCTAGTGGTATGCGGCATCACTTTTCTCCTTTCATCTTGCCGACTTCAGCAGCGGCGCGGGTGTTCCATCGCTCAATCAGGTCGGCAGTAAGTTCTGCTTTTATTGCAGATTCAGCCATGTTTTTGAATGAGCCGTAGTCAATAGACGCTCGCATAGTCACGCAGCAATCCAAATCCATAGACATATATCTACTGTCGTCTCGCTCGTAAACTTCCGAAAAAGTTGCTGTGTCTCCGCAGAATGGGCAGGGCAGCAGTTCCTTGTCAGTCATGTTTCTCTCCTTTCATCTTGCCGAGTTCAGCAGCGGCGCGGGTGATTGCGCGGCGAGTGGCGGCGTAGGGGTCGCCTTCATGTGCTACGACCGCATTTATCAAGGCGTGGCTGAATGTAACTACGTCTGTACGTTTATTCGCGAGTGGGATGCTAATACCCATCCCCAACTTCACCGCTAGCCGCAGCGCATCACCGTCATCGGTGAGAGGGTTCCAACTGGCGTAGAACCCACTTCCATCAATTGTTCTTGGGGAGAAGCATATTTCCGGCATGTCGGTGTCTGGATTGAGTAGAAGCATAGTAGAATCCACAGGGTACTGCCAATCAATCTCAATCCCTATCGCCTTCGCAGCCAGTTCCAGCAGTTCTTTGTCAGTCATGTTTCTCTCCTTCATGTTTGGCGAGTAGCGCCCTAACGTCATTGTCAATTTTTGTCCCAGTTACAAGATATGCTCCGGCCAATCTCAATACTGGAAGCAACTCATCCCGTTCTTCTGTGAGTCGTTCGTTCTCGGCTTGCAGGGTGGCGAGTTGGGTGGCGGAGTAAAGTGGCGTAGCGACAGCGTTATGGTTGGTTGCATCGTCAACCCATTGAGCGTCATCAAGCGAGTCAACAAAGTATCCATTGCTGTGTTCCTCGACGTACACGTCCCAAGCAACCGGCTCCATGTCCACCGTGAGTTCGGGGGCGGCTTCCAATGCCTCCACATATTCCCGCACAGCGGTCGCTTCCGGGTCGCCGAGAAAATCCATGGCGAATTCGAAACACTCGGGTCTATTTTGTCTCACGGTTTACGCCTCCTCAGTTCAAGTCTTCAAATCTGGACTTCACGGCGTACTTCATCGCGGATGCCCCGCCAGATACTTTAACCATGTTGCGTTCGGATAACCCATGCGCGGTCAAGTATTGAGTGGTGGCGTGCGATGTCTGTCCGAGATTAACAAAAACCACGTCGCATTTGCCAAGGGGTCGGAGCTTTGGCAATCCGTTGTCTTTCCAGAACAGCAGGTCCGCAAATTCGCCAAACGATTCGGACATCGCGCCGGCTTCTTGCGGGGATAGCCCGACGAATCCCATCTTCGGCTTCCGCGTTCTTTCTGCCTTGCACGTCACCTCAACATCAGATATTTGTTTAACACTACCCGCATCAATTGGCAATTCGGGCGCTTGCGGCGGAGGAGAAATTAGGCGAGTTCCAAGGTCTATGCTGACCTGGCTCTCAAGTACGCGCAGTTTTATTTCGGTGTTGATGAACTCGTTCAGCACTTTTAAGTTAGCGGCGAAGGCCATCGCCCGTTGAGGTTCAATCCGGTCTGCGAGCAGATCGCGATTTACCGATAGGATTTGCGAATATACGTCACGGAAGGCTAATTGCATTTTTCTTCTCCTTTAATTTACGAATGTAAAACGTTGCGATAAATTTTGCTTTTTCCAATTCGCGCATCTCGGGGTCGCTGCGGTACGACAAACGAATGCGGATGGTTTTGTGCCGCCTAGCCGCAACCGCAGACAGTTCACGACACAGCCGAGAGTTGCATCGGTAGTGGTTGATGTTGAACAGCGACGTACCGCACCAGCGGCATGTGCGCCCGGTTGGTTTTACAATGTTGAGACGGATAAACGAACGGCCCAAATAGATGTACTCGCGCGACATGCTCACCCATTTCCCGTTCGCCACCGCGGTCGTCCACGAGCAGACGGCGTTGACGACATTGGTCGCCGCCCTCCCCGTAACCTTCCGAGCGATGCGCTGCGCCAGATCGAGTAGGGGTTGCCCGGATATGACTCGGCCCCGTGACAGACGCTCAATTATGCGGCGAGTGCGGTCGGACGGTCTTTGCCAATACCATTTGGGTCGTAATTCGTAGGGGTATTCCATCATGGCTAACGCCTCCTCCCATCGGGTTTAATATCCTCCGCCACCCACCGTTTCATGGCATTCGACACGACCGGCTGGGCGATGCCGAACATCGCGGCGGCGGCGGCCTGGGTGCGCGTCTCGCCGGGCGGTGCGCTCATGATCCAGAATACGGCTTGCTTGGATTTACTCTTTGGTCTCGTCATAGTTAGTCACTCCTTTGCATCGGTGTCGGTCAGAACGGATCGGATGATTGACGCTTGGTCGATACTGGCATCGGCGGCACGGGCGGCATCGGCGGCGGCATAGGCGGCACGGGCGGCATAGGCGGCGGCACGGGCGGCATCGGCGGCATAGGCGGCGGCATAGGCGGCACGGGCGGCGGCATAGGCGGCACGGGCGGCATCGGCGGCATCGGCGGCATCGGCGGCACAGGCGGCACAGGCGGCATCTTCCCCTCGCAAATACGCCTGTGCCGCCTCAATGGCCTTTCGTGGCCGGTCATCGTCGGGAAACTTCGCCTCGAATATCGGAAGAACCGACTCGGCAAACAGAACGGCCAGTTCAACGGCAACGGGTTTACTATCCTGTTCCGTCGCTCTCAAACACCACAGCATGTCCTGTACTCCATTTGATTCGAGCACCGTCAGCAGGTTGATCGGCGCGTCGGGATCATGATTCGGTCCCATGTGGGTTAGCAGGGTTTTCCAGCCGTCCGTACATGGCGAACAGGCGCGGATACGGTTAAGCGTTGTGGTCAGTTTCATATTATATTACTCCTTTGGTTGGTGACGTTAGATATTATATAACGCCGCAACAAACCGCGCAATCGCTTCGCTGCCATTCGCCGCTATTATATCCATCCAGCGGTTCGTGGCATATTCGGTCACGCGGTAGGGGCGGCCTGGGTGGATCGGGACGGCTTTCATAATTAGTCACTCCTCAGTTGAATCGGGTTTTTTATGCTTTACCGCACCGGGGCGTTTGTGTGCTTCGGTCGGTATCAACTTGTGTGCCCAGCCCATCTGCCTGTTTTGCGCGATGGCGGCACGCCTGAAAAAAGTATCGTGCGCCAAGGACGCCACTAGCGCCAGGCGGGCGTTCTCTTCGGGGATATAGTGTGTGCTCATAGTTAGTCACTCCTTTACAGTGGGTTTAATATGCTCGACCGCGGCAGCACGATCCCATACGTCGCGGTCAAATATCGCCCGGATCGCCGGACGTATTTTGTTCATCTCATCGTATGCCTCGAGCAGTTCGCGTTCAAGACGCACCACTTCTTCGATCACCCATGGCGCGGCCTCGCAGTTTGGGCGTATCCGTTCGCTCAGTTTCATGGCGCATCAGCCGTGCGGTAAACCGTTTTGCCGACGGTGCTGCTCAGGTGGAATTGCTCGACCTCGCAGGGATGATTCTTGTCGGCGAAATCGACCGCAAGGCGCTCGGCACGTTGCCAGTCCCCGGGAATCAACGGATCATAAAAGAAAACGCGCAATTGTCTATTGTTGTGGAACACGGCATAGCTGCTCATAATTAGTCACTCCTCGGTTAGATCGGGTTGTTTATGCTTTGCTGTTACCGGTCTACGCTGCTCGCTCGGCGTCGTGGGCCATGTCCAGCGCCGCACCTCCCCGCATTTGGCGCAGGTGGCCGTCGTGACCTCCTTGACCTGGCGGTTACGCAGCTGGACCGTGGTGATCCATTGGTGGCGGCACCAGCGAGGCGGCTTCATAGCTCGTCATCCGATTCGGCACGGGCGCGACCGGCGTCGAACTGTTCCGCAACCGCCTCGCCGTGTTCCTGTTGATAGCCCCAGCGCACAAGCGCGTACTTGCTACTCGACCAGTCTTCATAATAGCTGTCCAGGCCGGCTTGAAACGCTTCGCTTAGTTTAGGGTTCATCATAATTAGTCACTCCTCGAATCGGGTTGTTTATGCTGCGGCGTCGGCAATATAATCCGCATTGACGCTTCCCGGCCCTTCCGGGTACAGGAACGGGCGTTCGGCTTCAATCTCACGCATAAGTTGATCGGTTCCAGCTTCGAAGCCAGCCATATAATTTACGTTGTTCGGGTATTTTTCTTCGAAGCCCAGCGCCCCGTGCTGGTATCCTAATTCGCGGTCAGTCATGGTCGATCCCCTCAGTTGTTGCCGTCGGCAATATCGCCAGCGGCCAGCCATAACAGCCGCTGCAGATTTTGCGCATGGTCCGCCAATTCCGTCTCATCCCATGCGCCCCACTCGCTCAACTCGGCGCGCAATAGCGCGGGTTCAATATGCTCCAGTTGGCGCCGGATGGCGGGCACTTGTGAGAGCTCCAGCACTTCGGCGTCGCATGATCCGGGGTGAGACGCGCCAGCCGCTTGGCGCTTGGTGATATTCAATTCGATGCGGCCGCTTGATGTGGTCCAGTACATGATTTAGTCACTCCTCAGTCATGGTTAGGCGATATGGCGCGTCCAGCCACTTGCCGAGCGGCCATGTTTCCCCGCGCGATTCACAATATTTTGAGCGTTTCGGGATGTCGCCCTCGCCCGGAAATGCGGTGTTTTCGTACCATTCCGCGTCGGTGCGGTATTGCGGGGCATAGTAGCGGGTTTCCGTCCCGCCGCTATCGCATGGCCGCTTGTTTGCCCAGTCGGGCACATGTTCCATTGTGAAGCGGTGCGGGTATTGGCGTTTGGCGTCCTGCAGGGTTATGGTTCGCATGTTATTCTCCTTTATCTGTGGCGGGATAAATGAAACCGGCGGCGCGCATATCGGCTTCGAATGCTGCCATCAATGCCGGCAACCGGGCCATCAGTGCCGCCACCAGCACTTCGCGCGGTGCGCTTAATTCCTCGTCGGTTGCGTCCGGCCACACGGCCACACGGCGCGCCGCTTCAAGTTCGCGCGCTTTGCCGGTGCTGTAGGCCGTGGCGTACTTATGAAAATGTACCGCGCAGTCATTCAATGATGCCGCGAAGGACTCAGCCTCAGCCAGCGTGTCAAATGGGCATTCATGCCACTTCTCAGCGTAGCCGGCCAGCGTGTATTTAGGATCGAAAGCGTAACCGCCGGGCTCGCGGTTATGTGCAATGGCCACGGTGATAAACCCCCCGGCGCTGGTGCACCGTTCCTGCAGATACTTAAAAAACGATTCTTTCACGGGATGCAGCATTGGGACTTCATCAAATGAAACCGCGTAGCCGTAACTCGATGGCTCACCAGCGGCGCGGCCGTTATGGTCTCGATCCCCGGCAAGGTATGCGGCGTTGGCGAGGTAGTGCATGGGTCCGTCAGTGCTGGTCAAATGCCACTTGATGAGGTGCGCCAGTTCGGGGAATTCTCGGGCAATGATTTCATGCTGGCAGCCGAACGAATCCTCAGCCCAGCGGCCGCGTTCCTTGCGGTAAATGCCGGCGGTCAGGCTGAATGATTCATGGCCGTTTTTGAATTCATCGTCGAAACGGGCAGTAACTGTTATGCGGTAATCCGTGCCGTTCTCGCGATAATACCGAGTAGCGCCGATTTTCTGATTCCGAATGCGGCCGGTTTCATCATCGGCCACTACGTTAAAAGCGCGCGCTTCGATGCCGAACAGGTTAATGGCTGATTCTGGTTTAATAATTTTATTCATTTCGTTACCCCTTTCAGTTGCAAAGCCAAGCGATACAGCCCGAGCACTCCGTTACGTTCGGCATATTTGCGGGCGGCATACTCGCCCACGGTGCGGCGCAGCATGGCGGCGCGTAGTGCTATCTGAGCGGCTTGTGTCATGGCTGGTTACTCCTTCGTTTCGTTGATCGTGAGACATTATATTCATATTATATCTAACACGTCAACAATTATTTTTCATCTGCCCAGCACTGGCCATCCAGCGCCCCCCATTCGACTATCGCGGTTCAATCTCCCGGTTAATCCATCGCCGCAAATCGCCCAGGCGCACCCCGAAGCCCTTGGCCACCTCAGGCAATGGCATGCCCGGATGAATAGTGGCCCATTCAGCCGCCTCGATGATTGTGGGCATGTTAGCGGGCACGGCGTCGGGGACTGCAGCATGTGGTCCCTCATACGGCGCGTAAGGCCCGTCCTGGCGCGCCACGGCTACGGCGCCATATGTCACGCCAAACAGGCGCGCGGCTTCCTTAATCGTGCGAAATGGACGGCCCTGCAGCCATGCGGCAGCTTGTACCGCACGCCCAGATTGCCGCGCTGGAGCGTCAGGCACTGCGCTATGTGGTCCAGTGTACGCGGGATACGGCCCATTCTGGCGCGCCACGGCTACGGCGCCATATGTCACGCCGAATAGCGCAGCCGCCTCCTTTACCGTTCGGTTTGGCCGGTCCTGCAGCCATGCGGCGGCTTGTCGTGCGCGGCCCGGTTCACGCGGCGGTGCGTCTGGTACTGAGTTATGCGGTCCAGTGTACGCGGGATACGATCCGCGCGCTTTTGCCTTATGCACGGTAATTTCAGTTACCCCGAACAGCTCCGCCGCCTCTCGAACCGTTCGGTTTGGCCGGTCCTGCAGCCATGCGGCGGCTTGCGCTCCGGCGCCGTCCGAAAAATATAACGCTATATCGGATAAGATCGTGCGTTTTTTGGCGGCGCGATCCATATCGCTATATAGCGTTGTGGCGATTTTTCCGATCAAATCCATGATTATCCCCTAGTTATGGCGGGACTGTCCCGCCGGATTAAAAACCGTTCAGTCGTTCCGCCGTCCCAATGTTTACAGGGGTTCGCGGGGTTCATGGCGCAAGGACTGAACAAACCGCCATTACCTGCCATAATCTCACATTTTTATATATAGGTAAATAGTGTTGTGATTATACGGTGCGATAGGATGGTGTGTAGTGACGTACTAATACACCTACTGTTAATTTTGAACATACTCTAATTAGTTACGTCATTAACGTCAAGATGATGATTTTATTCACTTTTTCGTTCCGTCGTCGTTCCGTCGTCGTTCCGTCATCACGCCGTAATTTGCTACCACTGCCCGACTCGCCACACACTTGCTCGCATCATTCACCCGCCAGAGCGCTTCAAAATGCCGTCACCACTTACCCCAATGCTCGATTCTCTCCCAATGGATAGCCTGCTGGAGCTTTACAGCGACCCGCGCCAGTCGGTCGAATCGCTTGCGGCAATGCTCGGCGTGGAGTGTTCGACGATTTATCGCCGTCTCACGTCCGACACTCAAGCCCATGCCCGAGCGCAGGAACTCCGTGCCCGCCGCATCCACGAACTAGCCATTGGTACGCTATACGAGGCGCCTCAAACCATCATCGATACGGCCGGAAACGAACGAATCGATCCAGCCCATATATCGTTGCTCAAGTTCCGCCATGACTCAGCGGCACGCATGGCCGGCATTCTCGACCGCAGGCTGGCCGAACGTGCGCAGGTAGAAGTAACACACGAGGTATCACCCCTCGCCGATTTCATCCAACGTATAGCGGCGCAAGGCTCCTCTATACCGATCTCTACGCTCCATCCCCCCATAGAGGGCGAAGCGGTGCGCATGGATGGCGAGGCCGAACGGATCGAACGATAAATTCGGGCCGGGCGGGACATAGGGGGGGGTGTGTTTCGTGGGGACGGTGTATTGTGTATTGCAACCCCCGATCCATACGCCACAAAATTTGGCATACCGAAAAAAGTGTATAATATCGTTGAGGTGTTGACACGCAATACGCACATAGCGTAACGTGCGAAACATACCAACCGGAGCGTAACGTAATGAGCCAACTGACCCAACCGAGAGGCCAACTCTCAACCCTCGAACAATCGATCTCAGCCACTGCCCGTGACCGCGGACTGACGCAGGACGAGATCGAATCGCGCATAGCGAATGTCGAATTCTTCATCCCGAACGGCTACGGCGGAACGCTGTGCCACCTGACGCTGAACAACGGCCATGTAGTGCGCGGCGAATCGAGTTGTCCGAACGACGATGACGCGCAGGGGCTGGCCTACACCGATGCGCTGAACAAGCTGTGGGAACTGTGTCGGTACGGTGCGGCGGAGGAGCGTTACGCGATGGCACAGGCCGAGCGGTTGATCGCCGGAGTGCCGCAGTGAGTAAGCACCGCGTCCGATATGATTCGTCCGCCAAGACGCTGACCGTGACGTATCCGCATGGCGGGGAGTACGTCTACCACGATGTACCGACCCACGTGGCTGCAGCGCTCGGACGGGCCGAATCGACTGGCGCGTTCCTGGTGGCTCACGTGAAGGGTCGCTATAAGCACACCGCTGTTGTGAAGGAGACGAAACGATGAGAATAGCGTTGACCGCACTACTGCTGGCGATGTGCGTCGCGGCCGCCCTGCTGGCCGCCCTAGCCATCGAAGTTTTGGCGCATCCGCTCGGCGTCGCACAGTCTGCTGCTGCGGTGATCGGCGGATTGGGGGCCGTGGCACTGGCGGTCGAGATGGCGCGCGCCATATGGGAGATTTGGCGATGACGATGACCCTCATGACCAGAGAACTGCTCGAACAGGGCCGTTCGTGCATGGGCGGTTTCAGCCGGCCACAGTTCGACCTGCTCGGCATCGACACCCGACCACCAGCGGATTGTCCGATCAACATGAACCGAATCCCGAAGAAGTGGTGGCTGCAGGTGATCGGGAAGGAGTACCCTGACGAGGCGATTGAGGCGTTCATAGCGCTGAAGGACAAGCACCTGACGCCGGTCAAGATAGCAGCGCAGATGAGGCAGAAGGTAAGATTGCAACAGCGGAAGGAATATGCTAAGACGGCACGGGCTGCCGAAGGAACCTACCTGCGCGACAACCCCCTGCCGGACGGGATGTACGACGTGGATCGTCGCAACCGCCGGGAGATTTGGGACGGGGGACGGATGGTTAAATGGCACCTGAAGGCGCACGTTAAAAATTGGGGCGCGTGTCCAGACGCACCGGTACGGGACGACGAGCCGGAGTGGTACATAAATGGGAGTGGGATATGACACCAGATGAAGCAGCCGCAAATTGGCATAAGATGAAGCAGCGGTGGCGCGACGTAGTCGCCATGATGGACGGGGGGAAACCCCTGCTCATGAGTGTGCGTGGCGCCGCCCCTGTCCCATTCCAGCAGGGATTGGCCGAGATGTACGGAGTAATGCTGGGTGTTATTGAGGTGATGCCACTATGAGTAAGATGGAGACAGGACGGTGGACCGGTATGCGTATTCACGACCCGAGGGCCGCCACGCGCCGCCCCCTACGTGACAGCGAAGTCCCGACACGACCGCTACCGAGAATCATCGCCGCATCGGTTTATCACGCCTGTCGGCAGATCGGTGCAGAATGGAGAGCGCGACATGGGAGTTAAATACGACAGCGGCAAGACTCGCCCGTCGTTGGTGATCCTGAGCATGAGCCGCGCCCTGCAAGCGGTGAGCGAGGTGGCGATGATCGAGCAGATCAGCAACTTCCGCAAGCCATTCCCGCCCTTCGGCACTTACCCGGACATTCCGCGCCCATGACCCCCGAACAAGCTGAAGCGTTCGCCAAGAACGGTCACGATGCGATATGGCGTATCTGCGACTCGGGCATGTACCGGATCATGATTAAGGACGTGGCCGGCACCCCGAGCGGAACGGTGCCGTTTATCGCCAACGACACGCAGCGTCGGTTCATCAAATCGTTGCACTATCGCAACATCGTGTTGAAGGCTCGCCAATTGGGCATGACAACGATGACGTGCGTCATGTGGCTCGACTACGCGCTGTTCAACCGGAACGTGCGTTGTGGCATCGTGGCGCAGGACGATGCCAGCGCCACGGCGTTCTTCCGCGACAAGGTGAAGTTCGCCTACGACAACCTCGACCCCGAGCTCAAGAAGATGTTCCCGCTGCGTTCGTCGAATACGAACGAACTGCTGTTCGCCCATGCCGGACCGAACGGGGAACAGGAGGATAGCGGTATACGCGTGGCGACATCGTTCGCATCGGCCACTCTGCACCGGTTGCTGATTTCGGAGTACGCGAAGATTTGCGCGAAGTTTCCTGAGCGGTCGAATGAGGTGGTGATCGGCACCATCCCGACCGTGCCGGAGAACGGCATCATCATCATCGAATCGACGGGCGAGGGCGCCGAGGGCGATTTCTTCGACCGCGTGAAGAAGGCGGAGAAACTGCAGCAGGAGAATCGACCGCTGAACGCGAAGGATTTCTATTTGCATTTCTTTCCATGGTTCATCGACTCGCAGTACGAGATGGAACCTGCCGGCGTACTCATCACGCCGGAGTTGCTGCGGTACTTCGCCGATGTGGAGAAGGAGATGGGCGTAACATTGAGCCCGCGCAAACGGGCGTGGTACGCCGCGACACTCGAAGGCACGTTCTCCGGCAACCAGGAGGAGAAGATGTTCTCGCAGTACCCGAGCACGCCGGCCGAACCGTTTTTCGTTTCGACGGAGGGAAATTACCTGCGTAAAGAGATGGCGATCGCCCGTAAACAGGGTAGGGTATGCCGGATACCTGCGGTGGACGAACCCGTTAATACATACTGGGACATCGGCGCATCGGACGGTTGCGCGATATGGTTCCACCAGCGAGTCGGCATGGAGGATCGGTTCATCGCTTACTACGAGGCGCACGGTGAGAAGCTGGGCGTCTACGTCAAAGAACTGCAGGACCGCGGCTACGTCTACAACAAGCATTTCCTGCCGCACGACGCAGACCACAAGCGGCTCGGCGACAACAACGAATCGATCAAGGACATGCTGGAGCGCCTGATGCCGGGCCAGCAGTTCGAGGTTGTGTCGAAGATCAGCGACTTGAACACCGGCATCCAGATCGTCAAGGCGGAGATGGCGAGCGCGTGGTTCGATGTCGAAGCGGCGAAAGAAGGCATCTCGGCGCTCGACCGCTACCAGAAAAAATGGAACCGGGCGGACGGACGGTACAGCGACGAGCCGAATAAATCGAACGGGGCGTCGGAAGGCGCCGATGCGTTCCGGCAGTGGGCGCAGGCGAAGCGGGCCGGGATGGTGACGATGGCCGGTGCTACGCGGCAGGGTCGAGGATTTGCAAGAGAAGCTCCAGACTGGCGACTCTAGGCGTGATATACTGCACCCGCCGGTCCTGCGAACGCGGAATCCTTCCGTAAAAAGGGGTCGGCCCTGAACCCGTGCCCGACCTCACCGTCCGCCACGGGTCTTTTTTTTTTGTTGACAGACGCGAACGGTTTTGACAGAATGGTCATGCCAATTTTCACTTAGGGTTTTGGCTCATGTTTACCGCAGTCTCCTGGCAAAAGATACGCTGCGGTAAACATACCGGCCCGACAATCACTCCCTCTGCAAAGGTTTCCCGATTGTCGGGCTTTTCTTTGTCCGCCACATGGAGATGAACCATGAGCGCAACACGTAACGACATCACCGGCGACGTGATCGCCTCGAAGGTGCGCGGCGCCAAGGACATGGATGCGTACCGTGATAACTACGATGCGATATTTGGGAAGAAACAGGTTGACGCCGACGGCTATACTCTGGCATTCTCAAAAGGCCCGAATGACACATACGTGTGTGAAGTTCATTATGGTGAAAAATCGTTTCGATTGACGGGTTACTCCTGTTTTGGCGATTACAAGTCATTTGTTTCTGAATTACAAAAAGACCTGACGTTGGAAAAAATTCAAGAACTAATTCGGCAAGGCGAAAACGCATCACCCTGCGCGAAGTCTTTCACATTTGATGACCACGGGCGGGCGATGCCGTTTCTGTCTGAAGATAGCCCGAGACAAAGCGATTTCGGGGTGATTAGCATTGGAGAAAATCATGATTGAACAACTCGTAGCCCGCGTGTTTCAGGCACGCACCGTTGCTCACCGCGAGCATCTGAAGACGGTCAGTTTCTCGCAGCACATGGCGCTCGGTGCGTTCTACGACGAGATTATCGACGCGATCGATGAGATCGTTGAAGTGTATCAGGGCCGCTACGAGATCATCACGATTCCGAAAGTCGAGGACAAGGTTGTGGTTGGCGGAATCGCCGAGTACATCCTGAACGAAGCGATCTGGATCGAAAATAACCGGGCCAAGTTCGCCACATGCAACGCCGTGTTGAACCTGATCGACGGGCTCACCGCGATCTATCTGCGGACGAACTACAAGTTGACGCGGTTGAAGTGATACGGTAGAGTCACCTCCCAAATAACCCTTCATGTCGAGATGACAGCATAGGATTGATGTGGAAGACGTGACCATACAAGACGGCAACCAGTCGGCAGACGAAACGATCACGTCCGGGCTGACGCTCGAACAGTTCGAAAAATTCCACGCTGAAGTAAAAGCCCAACCCAAATGGCGCACCGAGGCGGACGTTCTCGCGGACTATCTCGACGGCAATCAGTTGGACAGCGATATTCTTCGAAAGCAACAGAGTATCGGAATCCCCCCGGCGATTGAAAATCTCATGGGTCCGGCGCTGGGCTATGTCTGTGGAATGGAAGCCAAACTGCGCAAAGATTGGCGCGTCATTCCGAACAGCGACAAATCTGATGATGACGATGTGGCCGAAGCACTCAACGTCAAACTCAACGAAGCCGAACGCCACTCCAAAGCTGACAAAGCCTGCTCGAACGCTTTCCGTACTCAGGCGGGGCTCGGGGTTGGATGGGTCGAAATTTCACGCGACCGCGACCCTTTCAAGTACCCCTACCGTGCGACCGACATTCATCGCAATGAGATTTGGTACGACTTCAAAGGCAGCCGTGATCCGGCGATGCAGGACCACCGCTACCTCATCCGCCGTCGCTGGACCGACAAGGAACAGGCCAAGCTGCTATTCCCCGATAAAGCCGCGCTAATCGAGAAAGCTGCGACCGGCTGGCAGAGCTTCGAACAGTTCACCCCTGATGGCGGCCACTCCACTGGCCTGCACATGTCGGTCAGTGGTAGTGCGTCACCGTCGTATGGGGCCGTCACAACCCCCCTACCCGGCGACACGCTCACCGCCTACCCTATGCTGTCTGCGTCCTATCAATCGGAACGCGGCTCATCTATCGAAGAACAGGAATGGCGTGACGGTGAGAACAAGCGTGTGGCGCTATTTGAAGTGTGGTATCGCGTCTGGTCGCGTGCTCTGGTGCTGAAGTCGCCGGACGGCCGCGTGGTGGAGTATGACTCGAACAACGAAGCGCACGTTACCGCAGTTGGTTCCGGCATGATCATGCCGGAGTACGCCATTGTCAGTAAAGTGCACCTATCGTGGTGGCTCGGCCCGCACAAACTCAGCGATGATCCGAGCCCGTACAAGCACAACCGCTTCCCCTACGTGCCATTCTGGAACCGTCGCGAAGACCGCACTGGCGTGCCTTTTGGCCTTGCCCGTGGGTGGAAATACATCCAAGACTCCATCAACGCCACGTTGTCGAAGCTGCGCTGGGGACTGTCCGCCGTCCGCACGATCCGCACCGAAGGCGCCACGGTGGACGACGACAACACGGTGCGCCGTGAAGTCGCTCGCTCCGATGCCGACATCGTTCTGAACAAGAACTTCACCAAAGACGGCCACGTTTTCAAGGTCGAGCGTGACTTTCAGTTGACCGACCAGCAGAACAACATGCTGAACGACTCGCGCGAAGGATTGAAGCGAGTCAGCGCCATCAACAGTTCGTACATGGGCGAAGCGAGTCAGGCTCGCTCCGGTTTGGCGAACGCCAGTCTGGTCGAACAGGCATCGCTCGGTCAGGGCGAACTGTTCGACAATTTCCAGACATCGCGCAACGAAGTGGGCGAACTCCTACTGTCGATGATTATCGAGGACATGACCGGCGTGCAATCCACCGTGAACCTGCCCGGCACCGTATCTGCGCCGCCACGCACCGTCACGCTGAATGCGCCGCACCCGGATGGCTACCTGACGAATGATGTATCGCGCACCATGCTGAAGGTCGTACTCGAAGACGTGCCGACCTCATCGTCGTATCGCGGTCAGCAATTGAACGCCATGAGCGAGGTCTACAAGTCGATTCCGCCCGAATTCCAACGCGCTCTCGTACCGCAGATGCTGGCGCTCATGGACGTTCCGCACAAAGACGAAGCGGTCAAGGCGATCCGCGAAGCGATGCAGCAACCGACCGAAGAACAGATTCAGCAGCAGATAGACAAGGCCGTGGCCGATGCGTTGGCGAAGGCCGGCACGGATGCGAAGATGATGAAGGTCGAGCAGGACGGTAAACTGATCGATGCGAAGATCGAGAAACTGCAGGCCGATACGCTTGTCGCCGGCACCCTCGCTGCCTATCAGGGGATGGAGGCCGCAGGTATCGTGATCGCTACGCCGGGCGTGGCGCCGGTGGCCGATGAGATTCTGAAAGGCGCCGGGTATCGGCCGCAGACACCGGGCGGCGTGAACCCCATGATCGAGAATGTCGCTCCGTCTGCCGCACCCTTGCCGCCCGGCGGAACGACACACCCCAACATGCCGGCACCACCGCCCTCGCCTGCCATTGGCGCGGCACGCGGCATCGAAACGCCGACGCTCGGCGATTGAAAACCAAGGAGTTAAACCATGAGCTATTTAGTCAAGAACATCTCGGGCGTTGTTAAGACCTTCCCGAAATCCCTCGAACAGCAGAACATGATCGGCACCGTCGATGGCAATTGGGCCGTTGGCGAAGTTGACAGCGTGGACGACAACATCATTGACCGTTACCGCGGCCATACCGACGTATTCACCATTCTGTCCGGCCCCGAGCAATTCGCTGCGCCCGGCACCGTGCCTGCCGCTTCGATCACTGCTGGCGAAACCGTATCGGATACCGAAACCGGCCTGAACAAGACCGTGCTGACGTTCACCAACGTATCGGTCGCCACCACTGACGCAACGACCAGCGGCGCATACGGCAGCTTGGAAATTTATGACTTCCCCGCAGGCCTGATCTTCAACGCCGCTGGTTCCGCCAACCTGACCATCGCCCGTGTCGGCACCGGCATCACCACTACCGCTGCTGTTGTGTCTGCGGTCGGTACGGTTGCCGCCGCCGCCGATGCGACACTGACTTCCACTGAAGCCGACATCTTGCCGTCTTATGCCGCAACACTGACCGCTGGGGCTGGCGTGGTGAAGTCGCTGTCCACCGCAACGGAAGCCACGTTCAAGGACGGTACGACCACTGCGAAGAAAGCGTACCTGAACTTCGCCATGCCCGATGCCGGTTCGACCGCCAACGATGCGCTGTTGGTGAACGGAACGATCACGTTGCTGTGGATGAATGGCGGCGACAATTAAGATTTGACACGACGATACATATCGTGGCATAAAAGGGGCGCACGCCGAGAGGCGTTCGTCCTAGAAGTAAAACGGAATACCATTTGCGCGTCGCGGCGATAAGCGAACCGCTGGGGTCATGTCGAGAGACAGCGCCACATCCGGTAAATGGAAATGAATATCATGGCTATGCAGGACTTCGAATTTTTTCTTAAGAATGCCGAGGCTTACGAGTCCTTGACTGTGGATCAGGTTCACGCGCTTGGTCGCGGCGAATCGATCGAATATGGCGATACCGCACCTGCCGACCCCGAGGTCGAACACGCAGCGGCGGAAAGCGACGTGACGCCAGCCGTTGCCGCAGAAACTCAACCGGAACCCGAGCCCGAACTGCTTGCGAAAGACGGCAAGCATACGATCCCTTACAGCGAACTCGAAACCGCCCGTGCGAGAGCCGAGCAGGCCGAGGCGCTGGCCGCCACTCAGGCGGAATTGATCGAAAGTCTGAAGGCAGCAAAGGTCGCCGATGCAGGAACTGGTGACACGGAAGCTCAAGACGACGTGCTGGCGGAATTCAAGGAGCAATACCCCGAACTCGCAACCATGCTCGCTCCGGCGCTGCAGAAATTGATCGACAACGGTGTGGCGCTCAAGACGAGTGAGATCGAGAAGAAATTCTCCGAAGCGCTCGCTCCGATCCAGAAGACCGCACAGGACAATTCGATTGATGCGCACTTCTCTGCAATTACTGACAAGGTTCCAGATTTCGACAAGCTGGTTGAAAGCGGCGCAGTCGATAAATGGATCGAAACACTGCCAAGTTACGCACGAGCCGGCGCCACGCGCGTTATGAATGAGGGAACGGCACCTGAAGTAATCGAACTCTTTGGTCAGTATAAAGCCACGCTTGCCGCCCCTGCGCCGGGTAAAACCGATGCGGAAATCAAGGATGCGGCGGCAGCAGCAATTGCGAAAGCGAAGGGTGGACGACCCACGAGCCTGACGGATGTTCCGGCAGCGCAAGTAGGAACCGTACCGGAAGAACCGACCACGGCCGAAGGATGGTCGCGCAAGTTCGCCGGGATGACCCCTGAAGCAATCATGAAAATGTTGTAAACTACGAACTGCGCTGTGAAGCGCTGTATTTTCCCCACGAAGGAGACTTACCATGCCCGCAACGATTCTTCCACTTGGGTCACCCCAAGCGATCGTAAAACAGTCCGTTGGTCTGTTTTACGCCACCCTGCAACGTCGCACCATCCTGAACCGTCTGGCCGGCAACTTCCCGACCGACAAAGACGCTCAGTCGAAAGCGAAGATGCAGACCAGCACCGACTACCCGATCGTCCGTAACAAGGACTTGACCAAGGTGGCCGGCGACCGCATCACTTTCGATCTGCTGAACCCCACCATGGGCAAGCCGATCATGGGTGACGCCTACGCCCAAGGTCTGGGCCAATCGATGACCTTCGCGCAAGACGGCCTGCACATCAACGTGACCCGCTACCCCGTGTCGGCCGGTTCCCAGATGTCGCAACAACGTACCGTGCACGAACTGCTCGGTGCCGCCCGCGCCAACGCCTACGGTTTCCTCGCCCGTCTGGAAGATCAACGCACACTGGTCCATCTGGCTGGTGCCCGCGGTTTCCACAACAACGGTGAATGGGCCGTGCCGCTGGCAAGCGACGCGAAGTTCGGCGAGATCATGATCAACACCGTGCGCGCTCCTTCCCACAACCGTCACTTCGTCGCATCCGGTGGCAACATCGCAGCCGTAACCGCCGCAGCGAACGCTATTTCGATCCAGACCACCGACACCATGTCTACCGATCTGGTTGACTCGCTGGCTACTTGGCTCGACGGCACTCCGTTCGCTCCGGGCGCCGTGAAATTCGAAGGTGACGAACTGGCTGAAGATAGCCCGATGCGCGTTCTGTTGGTTTCCAACGAACAGTACAACGCCTTCCTGCGCAGCCCGATGTTCCGTACTTGGCAAGCCAACTCGATGGCCCGTGCCAACGCCGCCAACAAGAACCCGCTGATGTTGGGCGACGCCGGTTTGTGGCGCGGCATCCTGATCGTGAAGATGCCGAAGCCGATCCGCTTCTACGCCGGCGATGCGCTGAACCACTGCGCCAGTGCCACCAGCCAGACCGAGACGACCACCGACCTCGTGCCGGCCGGTTTCGGTACGACCTACGCGGTGGATCGCGCAATCCTGTTGGGCTCGCAAGCTCTGGGTCAAGCCTTGGGTAAAGCCAAGATGATGACTCAAGAAGGCGAAGAAATCGACGGCCAGTCCGTGATGTACTCCGAAGAGCTGATGGACCACAAGTCCCGTCTGGAAGTTCTGGTCGGTATCGTCAACGGCATGTCGAAGATTCAGTTCCTGCAGGACTTCGGTACGAGCCAACAGTACACTGACTTCGGTTGCGTTGCCGTGGACACGGCGGTCCAGTTGGTTGGCGTCTAAGCATGAAGGCGGGGGTTTCGGCCCCCTCCCGACCTGACAATTTAGGAGATTCACATGACTACCATTAACACCAACTACATGGTTCAGCAGCAGTTGATGGGCGGTACGCCGTTCGGCAACACCCGCAACCTGCCGTACCATTTCGAAACCAACTCCAGCGGCGTGATCGCTGGTGCGGGCGGCGATCTGGCTACTGCGATCCAATCGGCAGACGTTGTGCGCCTCGGCATCCTGCCGAAGGGTCTGAGCATGCAGGATGCGCTGGTCATCATCAGCGATGCGTTCACCGCTGCGACCACCGCAGACATCGGCTTCGCCTATGTTGACGGAGTGGACGTGACCGCCGCGCCGCAGGATGCCGCGTACTTCGCTTCGGCTCTGGCAACGTCCTCGACTGGCGTGAGCCGCAAGACCGGCGTGAAGGCGCCGATCACCCTGCCGAAAGATGCGTACCTGATTCTGACCATCGGCGGCGCAGCACACGCCTCGGTCGGCATCATGGACGTGATCGTTCAGGGTATCGACACTGGCGGCAACTAAGTAGCACCGACGCGGGGCTTCGGCCCCGTGTCAAAACGCATGACGATTGCACCCAAAGAGATAGGCGCCCACGAGGCGTCGAGGCGAAGGGGTAGACAATTATGTCGGATGCTCAAAGACAGTCGTCAGCCGTTTTGATAGGAGAACACGAATGGCTATCAGCAAGAAAGGTATGGCCGACATGAAGCGGTCGCCGATGACGGAGAAACCGAGCCTCGGTCTGGTCAATCCCTCACGCGATACTTATGGCTACGGCACCGCCGTCACGCTCGACGCCGATGCGCTGAAGAAGCTCGGCATCAAAGAATTGCCTGAAGTGGGCGACGAATACCACATCGTCGCGGTCGGCAAGGTCACGAGCACTGCCAAAAACGCCAGCGAGAATAACGAATCGACACGCGTCGAAATCCAACTGACCCACATGGACCTGACGCACGAAGACGCTGCGGAAGAAGCCAAGGAAACACCGGCTGAAGAGAAGCGCGAAATGTATAAACTCGGTGGAGGTCGCTTCAAATGATCGTTCAATGTATTTCCCCCCGTACCCCGTTCACCGTCGATGTGATCTACGGCACCGGAACATGGGAGCCCGAAGAGTGCAAAGACGTGCCTGACGACATCGCGAAGAAGATGCTGCGCCATACCGACGTGTACGCCGCATCGAAGGTCAAATCGAAAGACGTGCCGAAGGTGCTGATCGCCGCCGATTCGCCGGATGAACCATTGCAAGAAATCTACGATTCGTTGCGCAACATGAGCCGTGAGCAGATGAAGGGCTTTGTTGAAACGAAGTTCGGCCTGAAACTGGACATGCGCAACTACAAGACCGATGACTCGTTGCGCCAATACGCGACGATGCTGGTCGAACAGTATGGTGTCGCATGACCCTGCAGCAACTCTTCACGCAGTTTCGGATCGAGGCGTTCGATAACTCCTTCCCGCAGCTATTCACCGACCCCGAGTTGACCATGTGGTTCAACGAGGCGCAGATTGAAGCGGCGATCCGTGCGAAACTTCTGCGCGAAACCTCGAACGTGCTGCTGACGCAGTTCGACATTCGCCAGGGCGTGATGACGTATCCGATCGACCCGCGCATGTTCGAAATCGACTACGCCTCGCTGGTCTACAAAGGCTCAAGCGGGATGCTGCCATACGTGCTGGCGCTGACTACGCCGCAGGAACTCGACGGTGTGCGTCCGTTCTGGCGCACCTTGCCGTACCGCCCCACCGGTATCATCCATTACGATACGCAACTTGGCACCGATGCCCTGCCCGACACCGCGTACACCATCAAGGTTGAAGGCTACCGCCTTCCAATGGCGACGATGGACACGCTGGCAACGGGCGAGGTGCTGGCGACCGGAAGCGTCACGCTGACCGCCGGAACGACCGGCACCGTGGCGACCGTGACCGTGAATGGGCTTGACGTGCTCGGCAGCTCCGTAGCATTCAACAGTTCGCTCACGCAGACCGCAGCCGATGTCGTTACGCAGATCAATCTGAACCAGAACAAGTATGTCGCATCATCGCTCGGGGCGGTTATCACGTTGACTGACCTTCCGACCGCGGGATCGGCGCACAACGGCTATGCTGTCGCGGCCACGTTCACCGGGACGCTCACGGGCACCGCTGTTGCGTTCGCTGGCGGCATCGACTCGGTTGTGACTTCACCTGAGATAAACGCCGTACATCACCGCCATCTGGTGAAATGGGCACTGCATCGTGCGTATCAGAAACCGGACACCGAGACGTTCGACCCTGAGAAATCGAATCGCGCGTTGAAGGAGTTCCGCGACTATTTCGGCGAACGCCCCGATGCGACGAACCGCAAGGGCGCGAACGCTTCACGTCCGCATCGAAATCTTTGCTACGGATAAGCTATGGACCTGCGCGCGTTCTCGGGCCTCAGAAACGATCGACCCGTTGAGCGGTTCGATCCGAGCGACCTGTCTGTCGCGCAAAACATCGACATCGACAACAGCGGGGCTATCGCAATGCGCAGCGGGTACGTCCTGCGCTCCGCTGGTGCGAAGCACTCGCTATGGTCTTCTGACGATGAAGCCATTGCGCTGTATGTGAGCGGAACGGCGCTCTATCGATTGAACGCCGACACGAGCGGTACAGTTCTAATGACAGGGCTCACGGCAGGTTTGCCGATGGCGTACTGGAAAACTCTCGATCGTGTGTATTTCACCAACGGCCAACAGTCCGGCGTGCTGGACAACGGCATCGTCCGTTCGTGGGGGCTTGCCGTCCCGCCCGCCCCCGCCGTATCACAGACTTCAGGCGCTATGCCGGCCGGTTCGTACCAGTACACCCTGACGTATTTCCGCAATGACGGGCAGGAATCTGGCGCAGCGTTGGCGAGTCGCATAGACATCGCGGCGACAGGCGCGTATCAACCGTATTCTGTGTCTCAGACGTACTCCTCATCCGGTGGCAGTGCCGCCGCAACCTACACGGCGACCCCCGAGCAGGTCACGAACAACTCTGGCGTTGGCGGACTGTCGTTCACCTTGCCCGTATCTTCCGATCCGACCGTGGTATCGAAGGGCATCTACATCAGCACGCCGAATAGTGAGGTGCTGTACCTGGCGATGGTCGTGCCGAACGCTACAACCTCCGCCACCTACTCCGGGTCAACCGCAGAATTCAATCTGCCGCTTATCACGCAATTCCTCGCTCCGCCCCCTGCCGGCCAGATTGTGCGGGATTACCGCGGCGTCATGTACGTGGCGTCTGGTGACGCGATTTATCCGTCTGAGGATTACGGTTACGAACTATTCGATTACCGGAAGGCAATACCTTTCGATGGTCGCGTCACACTCCTCGAAGCACTGGACAATCCCGGTGGCGGCGGGCTATTCGTTGGGACGGATCGCGCGTGCGGCGCGCTGGTTGGACGCGGCATTGCCGACTTCGAGTACGTTCCGAAAGTGAACTACGGTGCGGTTGAAGGAACGTCGGTTCGTGTGGACGGTTCATTGTTCGGCGACGACTCGGCGGGCGCCCGCCTATTGCCGGTGTGGTTGACCACGCATGGCATCATGGTCGGCTTGCCGCAAATGGAAGTTCGGAACCTGACCCGCACTCGATACCGCATCGCGGCATCCGGTCGCGGGGCGGGGGTGTTTCAGCCAACATCAAATAGGCTTATACTAACGGCGGCGCTGTGAAGCGCGGCATTTTCCCTTAGACGGAGTATCACATCATGTCTCTCAAATATAGCACATACGCGCGCTCATTCCTTGCGGGAATCGGATCGTATAAGGATGCCTTCCAAAACGGGCGCATCGAAATTTACTCCGGCCCGCAGCCTGCGACCGCCGATGCTGCCGTGCAGGGGACGCTGCTCTGCACGATCACTTCAAGCTCACTGGCTCGAACTGCCGAAGTGCTGTCCAGCGGCACCGTGACGCTTACTGGCGGCGCGGCGGGCTCTGTCGATACGCTTACCGTGAATAGTCTTGAGGTCATGGGCGCCGCAGTGCCGTTCAATACCTCGCTAACTCAGACCGCCGCTGATGTGGCCGCACAAATCAACGCCTACCATTCCTACGCCGAGTACGTCGCAACTTCCGCCGGCGCGGTCGTCACAATCACTGCACTGCCCGGCAGCGGCACGGCACCGAACGGGTTTGTCGTAGCATCGACCGTCACCACGATCACCAAGACCGACGCGAACATGGCAGGCGGTGTGGCCGCAGTGAACGGTTTGAAATTCGGTGCCCCTTCTGCCGGTTCGATTTCCAAGCTCGCTTCGCAAACGTGGTCCGGCGTCAATGCCGCATCCGGCACCGCGGGCTGGTATCGCCAGTATGGTAGCGTGGCCGATGCCGGCGCAGCCGATACGGGGCTGGTCTATATACGCGAAGACGGCGCAATCGCCACCTCCGGCGCTGAACTGAACATGAGTTCGACCGCGCTGGTGGCCGCCGCGACGACCACGATCTCCGGCGACACACTCACGATTCCTACGCTGTAATAGGGGGCTGACATGGCTTTACGATATAGCACCGGTGCGCGTCAGTTCATGGCATCGCACGGCAGTCTACGCGATATGTTCCAGAACGGGAAAATCGAAATCTACACGGGCGCGCAGCCCGCAACGGCGGATGCCGCTGTTACCGGAACGCTGCTCTGCACGATCACCGACAACTCCGGCACGCGCACCGCCGAAGTGCTGGCGACCGGATCGGTCACGTTGAACACCGGTTCAGCCGGCTCGCTCGACACGCTCACCGTCAACGGCGTGGAGATCATGGGAAGCTCGACCCCGTACAACGGCTCGCTGACCCAAACCGCTGCGGACGTGGCGGCTAAGTGCCAAGCGTACCGCAGTTCGGTCGATTATGACGTCACCGCTGCGGCATCCGTCATCACTATCACGGCCCGGCCCGGCACGGGTGCAGCATCGAACGGCTTCGTCGTGGCTTCCACCGCAACCACGATCACCAAGACCGATGCGAACTTGGCATCCGGCGTGACGGCGGTCAACGGCTTGAAATTTGGCGATTCTGCCGCAGGCGTCCTGTCGAAGCTGTCTACCCAAACATGGTCTGGCGTCAATGGCAATACCGGTACGGCGGGCTACTACCGCATGTACGGCAGCGTGGCCGATGCTGGCGCGCTCGATTCGACCGGCACCGCGATCCGCGAGGACGGCGCAATTTCGACCAGCGCGGCGGAACTGAACATGGCTTCGACCTCATTGTCCGCTACCGCCACCACCGCAATCACCGCTTGGCAGCGCACGATAACGACCGCTTAATCTAGGGGCGCGTAATGGTTCAATTTGTTGCGCTATCATCCGGGTCCACTTCTGCCGAGACTTCGCCGGACGGCGTAACATGGTCGTCGCAAACCCTGCCCGCCTCGCAAACATGGTCATCCGTGGCGTGGAACGGGTCGCTCTATTGCGCGGTGGCGTATGGTTCAAATATCGCCGCAACTTCGCCCGATGGCGTGACGTGGACTAGCCGGACATTACCTGCTTCGCTGAACTGGTTCTCTGTCGCATGGAACGGTTCCGTATTCTGCGCGGTTGCCAGTGGCTCGTCCACCGTAATAACGTCTCCGGACGGCATCACATGGACGAGCCACTCGATGCCTTCCGCGTCCGGGTGGCGGAAACTGTCATGGAACGGTTCCGTTTTTTGCACGGTGGCATACGGCTCCAATGTTGCCGCAACCTCCCCGGACGGCGCGACATGGACCAGCCAAACACTTCCATCTTCCGCCAACTGGACAGCGGTCGCGTGGAACGGTTCTGTTTTCTGCGCGATTGCAAACGGGTCAACAGCGGCCGCAACATCCCCTGACGGCGTTACGTGGACCGCCAGAACGTTACCGTCCTCGGTGGGATGGTGGTCAATAGCATGGAACGGCTCAGTGTTTTGTGCCATTGGGCAAAGCACGGCGAGTGCTGCGACATCCCCCGATGGCGTCACATGGACCGCCAGAACATTACCGTCCTCACAATTATGGTACGACATAGCGTGGAACGGGTCAGTATTTTGCGCAGTGGTGCATGGGTCCGCCATAGCGGCAACTTCGCCCGATGGTGCGACATGGGCATCCCGAACACTCGCCTCGGCGTATGGCGCGGCGAATATCGCGGGTGTGAATTTAGGGCTGACGAATAGTACGGGTTCGTCAGCCGCAACGCTTTCGCTCATCACGGGTTCAGGGTCAGGTTACACCGGCAACTCGTCGTCCGTCGCACTGTCTTCGATCTATGCGACGGGAACCGCCGTCACGGGCTCAGTCGGCACATCGGTTGCTTCGCTGCAAACAATCTCCGCGACAGGCACCGGTGGCCCCCTGCCCGGCATCTTGCGTTCGATGCAACCGTTCACCAAGTCGATGACGGCCCTGCTCGGCGGCACCGCCACGATGGCGAAAACGCCGCAACTCCCAGTTAAGTCGATGGCCGGCCACTCCGCGCCGCCGAAGACGCTGCAGCACTTCACCAAGTCCATGACGGGCAAGGTCGGCGTCGTCGCGTCGATGGAGAAAACGACCGAGTACCTGACCCGAACCATGCGTGCCGATCAGCCGGGTTCGATGTCGAAGACGATGGGGTACTTGTCATCGGTCAAGACGGGCCTGTCCGGCACGGTCGGTTTGATGTCGAAGACGATGCAGCCCCTCACGACCGCCAAAGCCGGCTACGTGCAGGTCACCGGAACGTCTGCAAAGACGCTCGGCTTGTTCCAGAAGTCGATGACCGGTACGCTCAGTTCGAGCACGTCATACATCACCGTGTCGATGCACACCGAGCGACAGGCGCTCACGCTTTATACGAACTTCCCGTTCAATTCGTTCTGCCAGTTCGGCGGCAAGACGTATGGCGCGAGCGATGCGGGGCTGTTCGAACTCACCGGCACGACCGACAACGGCGTGGCTATCGCGGCTATCGCCACCGGCGGCGTGTCAGACTTCGGCGATTCGCACCTCAAAGTCGTTGACCGCGTGCATGTGGGCTACCGTACCGATGGCGAAATCGCGTTCAGCATCACGCAGCACGATGACGGCCAAACATACCGCTATCCCTTGCCGAGCAATGGGGCGCTTGGGATATTCGGACGGCGCGTGCCGTTCGGTCGCGGCCTCCGTGCCCGGTACTTTCAGTGGTCCGTTGCAAATGTGAATGGCTCGGACATGGAGATCGACTCGATCGAATTCAGCGTCCGACCGTATGGCCGACGCATCGGCGGATCGGATGCCTGATGGCGTCGCGTGAGACAGGCGTTGTTCGCCAGCGGCTCGGCGGCGACACGGCTGCGGCACAACGCCTCAATGGAATCGCACGCACCCAACTCGGCATACTGAAAGAACTGATGACGTTCGGCAACCTGCAGCAGTTGTCGCGCACGGTCCGTCTCGGCGATGGTACGGAGATTTTCGTCCAGTCGGTATTCGGTCAGGACAGCGTGCGGATCACGCCGCCGGTTGCGGCGGTTGCGGCGGTCGAGGGGGCGGAAGAGGTGTCGGTTGCGGGGTCGTATGTTTACGTTGCCGGCACGGACGGAATTCGGACTTACCGTTGGAAAATAGGCGTCGATGGGCGCCGGTTGATTTCGACCACAGACGTTGGCCCTGCGCCGCGGCGCAATGATTTGTATATGTCTGAAGACGGCTCTGTTGTCGTCATCGGAGCCGGTGACGGAAGAGTGTACCGTTGGGCAGAAAGTACGGGAAGTGTTGAGGATATCGGGGTTGCGTATCTCGATTTGGATCAACCCAATTGGCAGCCCATGGTCCGCATGTCTCGGGACGGTTCGGTAATAGGGGTCATGGGATACGACCCGTCGCTAGGAATCCGGGTCTATCGTTGGACCGCAGAATCTGGTGCGGTGGACCTCGGAGTCAACGCGGTATTTTTCACCCTCGTCATGTCGCAAGACGGATCGACCCTTGCGACCGTGGCCTACGTCACGGCCCAGCCCGATCGGGTATTTATGTGGTCGGTCGCTGATGGCTTGACTCAAATTCCAGATTTAGTCACAGACCCGAACTATACTTTCGCCATGCTGGCTATGTCTGCTGACGGATCTGCTTTGGCTATTGGAGCATATCCATCATCCACGTCTTATACCAATCTCAACATGTATCGCTATGCTAAAAACGGCGGCGTAATGGCGGCAGGGGTCTACTCTGAATCCCGAACCCCTTTAGCGTTGACCATATCAGACGATGGCTCATCGATTTTATTCCTCGGCCAAATATCGGACCAGGGTAATCAAAAAGTGTACTACTGGCGGAGCGGCTATGAGCCCATTGACACGGGCCTAACCGTGAATTTCCAGTACGCCTTTTACAACAACCCATTCGCAACGTCTGCGAATGGAGACGTTTCGTTGGTTCTCGCCAGCGGCACGGATTGGTATAACGTCAGGCCGAATCGATGGTCAGTGTTATACGGGGCGGAGAATTCGGGGATAGTGTTCAACTACGCCGCCTATAGGCCGAGCACCGCATTGAGTACGTCAGACGGGGCAGTTTCATCGTTCAGTGGTCAATATTCTACGAGCGATTTTAAGGCGTACCGATGGCCGAATCCGGGCGTACCGACCGACCTCGGCGACAGCACTTATGTCGCCAATAGTTCTGCGGTAACTGCCATATCACCAGACGGTTTGATCCTCGCAGGCACATCGGGCGGCAGGCACACGCTATGGACGCCGGACGAGCGGTTCGCATTTGCGCCGTCAGCGTCACAGTATTCTCCGAAGCAGATAACCAAAGTATTCTACGATTAACGCCCCTTATGGTAGTATGTACCGCAGCACTCTAGGAGCAGCATCATGGCGCTTGTAACGAACGGCGTTTTAAATCCGAACTATGTTCAGCCGCCACCGGACGGCACGATCGCTGCCGACAACGGCACGCAACAGATCGTTCAGGACGGATGGAATTCGGCACAGCAATACGCCAACGATGCGTACCGAGCCGCATCCGGGTTTATCGATCGGCTGGAACAACTCGCCCGATCGATGGTGTTTCCCAGCGTTGACATCAATCTCGAAAAAATCGACCTCGACCTGGCGCAATTCGACCATCTGCTCGGGACCGCCCCGATCGCCCCGAACAACGAATTCGCATTCACCGAAGTACCGTATTCCTCCCAATTGCTTGTTGACCTGCGTGCCCGCCTGCTCGAATGGGTCGATGGCCGCGCCACCGGCATTCTGCCATCTGTGGAACAGGCGATATGGGACAGGGGCCGTGCGCGGGAGGTCGTAGTCTCGAACCGCAAAGCCCGAGAAGCGGTTCGGTCGTTCGCCATGCGCGGGTTCCCGAAGCCGCCGGGCATGTTGTCCACCGAACTGCAGGACGCCGCACAAGAGGCGCAGAACAATTCCGTTACGCTGTCGCGTGACGTGATGATTAAGCAGGCCGAACTGGAGCAATCGAACCGCCGTTTCTCGCTTGAACAAGCGTGGAAAGTGGAAGAAGGCGCCATTGCCTACACCAATCAACAAATGCAGCGTGCGCTCGAATCCGCTAAAACGCTGCAGCAGTTTCTCATCGAGATATTCCAGCAAGAAGTTACAGAGTACGGGGTTGAGGGTCAAGTGTACGATGCGCGTGTTCGGAGCGAGACTGGCGCATTTACGGCCAAGACCGGCGTGCTTGTGTCGGAAGCCAACCTGCGAGTCGAGACGGCCCGTATTCAACTTCAGACGTGGATTCAGGAGTTGAACCTGCAGATGGAAGCGGTCAAAGCCGGAGCGACCGTTTCGGCGCAACTGGCCGCCTCCGCGCTGTCCTCCATCAACCTGTCGGGTCAACTTGCGGATCACACGCAGAATAGTGCTTCGTACAGCGCCAGCAACGGCGTCAACAACGACGTTCGGTTCAATGTGTCCACGAGCGCGGATTACAATTACTCGGGCACCACGGGTGCCGGTTAAGGAGAAAGAAACATGAAGGGATGCGGAGTACGACGCGGCGGGAAGTATGCCGATGGTTTGGTACAGCAGGCGGCTGGGGTACTGCGGAACAGAGCTGCGCAAATCGACGCCGCGGTGGATGGACCGACCCCCGCCCCCGTGCGAGTGGCAGCAGCACCGGCGCCCGCGCCGAGCAAATCCTACGAACAGATCGACGCTGAGATTGCGGCAGCACGCGCCAAGATGAACGCACCCAAGAAGTTCCTCGGCATGTTCAAGGACGGCGCGGTGATCCCCGGCCACGACACCTCCGGCAAGGACGATGTGCCGGTCAAGGTGACACGCGGCGAAGCGATTTTGCCGGTGAACACCGTTGATGCGATGGGCGGCCCGATGGCGGTCAGCGACATGATCCACGCCACGAACGGCAAGCCCCCGGCGGGTGTGCGGCGCAGCGGTCGATACGCCGACGGTGCGGCGCCTGATAACTACACGCAGGGTTCGTTGGCGGGAATGGCCGATGCCGCAAAGAAAATCGTTGCACCGTTCATGCCTGAACCCGGCGCCGGGATGCGCACCATTGACGTTGGTGGGGCGTTCGCGCCCGGCGCCGGTGCGCGACCACTATCGATCAGTACCTCAGCACCGAATCAGAATTACGGCAACGAAGGCCGCAGCGTTCCGGCACCAGCCGCCATGACGACCGAACAAGCGAACGCAGATGTGATGGCGGGCGGACAGGGCAACTTCCGCGGCGGCAGCATCCGACCCGATCTGGCGAGCAAAGCAACGCCGGTCATTCCGACCTCTTCATCTGTCGTGCCAACGTCACCCGCAGGGGGGCGCCCCACGGTGCCCGACTCCGGTTTCGTTGGCGGCCCTGCCGAACAGCGCGCCGCAGCGGCGCCGATGGTGGGCGGTGTGAAACGTCCTACCGCGCAAACCCCGATCCCGGTCGGCACAGGATTCATCACGAACGATCAAACTGGCGCGACGACCCAAGTCGGAACGCCCGCTGCGCCAACGGCACCGGCGGCCCCCGCAGCGACCGGGCCGAAATCCCTGCTCGATCAAGCCGACGAATACGTGAACCGCGTGGCCGCCGGTCAACCGCCCGAAGTGCGCGCACAGACCCGGCTCGACTTCATTAAAGCGGCTGGCGGCGCAGCGCAGGCCGAATCGGCGACCGCCAACGCCGGGAAAACTCGGCAGGAGACATCCGAGTCGCAACGATTGATCGACTTGCAGAATACGGCATTGGATGAAACGCAACCGGCGGCCAAACGTGCTGCAGCACAGACCGCTCTGAAAGCTCGCACCGGTGCGGCGCGATTCCAGCCGATGATGGGCAAGGATGATATGGGGAATCCGGTGTATCTCGGAGCGTTTGACCGCGAGACGGGGGAAACCCGGATGGGTGGGACGGCACAGCAGACAGGGACGCCCACGCCAACACAAGCCGGTGCGCCGACATTCAACAGCATGGCCGAAGCGCAAGCTGCAAAAACCGCCGGAAAAATCAAATCTGGCGATATAATCAACACTCCGAATGGCCCGATCAGGATTCACTAAATGGCAAACGAAGACTGGAGTTCCCTTGGCAGTCCTGTAAAATCCGCCGCCGCAGAGGACTGGAGCGCACTTGGGGCTCCAGTTAAACCCGTCAAACAGAATACCGGCACCGGTGGCGATCTCATAACGTCGGTGAAACGGGGCGTTGAGGAAATACCGGGAATCGTCACAGGCTTGGCCGACATTGTGCCAGCTCTGACGTTCGGCGTTCGACCATTCACGAAAGGCGCCGAAGCGATAGGCGAAGTCACCGGATTCCAGCCGGGCAAGTGGGCGGATCAGGCGCAAGCCGAATACTCGCCCGAATACCGCAAAGCGCAAGAGGAAGTCGGTGCCGCGTGGCAAGACCCGAACGCCGCCCTGCTCGAAAAGACCGGCTCCGTACTCGCTCATCCGCGTTATCTCGCCGGACAGATCGCCGAATCGTTGCCTTCGATGGTGGCCGGTGGTGTGCTCAGTCGTGCCGCGATGGTCGCTGCCCGTGCGGGCGAGGGGGCCGGTGCGCTCGAACGAGTCGTTGGTGAGAAGATGGCCGCCCCGGTGGCCGCCGGTGCGGGCGAAGGTGCCGTGCAGGCCGGGCAGCAGATGGAACAGGGTAAGGATGTTGCCGACCAACGGAAGAACGCGATCGCCGCGCTGGGTTCCGGCGTGGTCGATGCGGTGATCGGCACAGGCGCTGGTCGTGTCGCACAGAAGTTCGGTCTGGAAACCGCCGAAACCGCGATGGCGAAAGGGTTCAACAACACGGTCGAGAAGGAACTATCGCTCGGTCGTCGCGTCGCCGGCGGTGCAGTATCGGAAGGCGTGTTGCAGGAACTCCCGCAGTCGGCGCAGGAACAAGTTTGGCAGAACTACGCCGAAGGCAAGCCGTTGTGGGAAGGCGTGGATCGCGCGGCAGTCGAAGGTGCGCTGGCTGGCTTCGCAATGGGCGGTGCGGTGAACTTGCGCGGCGGTCACGTTGCGGTAGCCGCCGAGAAGAAACGTGTCTGGGACGAACTGAGCGCGAAGCGTCAGGCCGAAATTGATTTGCAGATGAACGCACCGCCCCCGCCCGTGCCGCACCCCAATGCAGCGCCCGGCACGTTGTCGTCCGCAGCGAACGTGGCGGCGCGTGGCAGCTTCAAACAAATCGGCGAATTCGCAGACCTCGCCGCAGCAGAGCGCACCGCAAAGACCGCCGCCGTGGAAGACCTGTTGAACAAGCAGGCGATGCGTCGCGAGTCGGAGCTTGAGAGCGCGGGCGGTCGTGTGGCCGGAGCGCAGGAGTCGGAGGCTCGAACGAAGCGCCTCGCGCTGCTGGACGCGGCGTATGCGAACGAGAAGGATCGCACGCCGGGCATGTCGTTCCTTCAAGCGTTGGAGCGTGAGTTCCCGAACGCACCGAACCCTACGCCCGAAGAAAAGCAGTTCATCGCCAAACGCGAGAGCGCCCGTCGTGCATTCCGTCAACCGACGACCGTGCCTGCCGCACCGAACGAAGGTGGCGCGATGGGAGTTAAGGAACGTGTCGCCCCGGTCGCACCAACCGCAGCGCCCATTGATGCGAAAATCGCTCGTGCTCAGTCATTGCTGGCAGTGCCGGGAAACCGCATCACTGCCAAAGGTACGCACGTAGTAAACCGTACCGGCAAGGCGTTGATGCCGATCACCAAGGAGATTCAAAATGCCCTTCAAAAGTCAAGCGCAGAGAGCGTACTTCCACGCCAACCAGAAGCAGTTGGCGAAACAGGGGGTGAACGTGGCGGAATGGGACAAGTCCAGCAAGGGGCTGAAGTTGCCCGTCAGGGTGAAGCAGGCGGGGCCGAAGCTGGGCGCGCACCGGCCAACCCCGGCATAGCCGCCAACCCCGGCATAGCCGCCAGAGCGTTTCCAGATATTGAGTCGTGGAAAGCCTCACTACCGACCGCGCAACTGGCGGAAGTGAACGAGTACGAGGATTTGCGCCATAAGTCTGTCGCTATGCAGGGGCCGGAGAAAGGCTACAAACCGTACCCGCTATCGAAAAGACAAAAAGAGCGATTGACCGAGCTACATGAACGATACGGGTCGGCATACACACGCCCCTTGACAACGCCCACCGAAGCGCCCAAACTGACGATTCCGTCAACTAAGGGGGTGAGTGGGATGCAACACGAACTGCAGCAACTCGGAGCGACGTCGGGCGAATGGAAGACCGTTCAAAAATACGGCTCCAAATCTGAAGCGGAAGCCGCTTTGCCGAAAGGCGCCGGGTGGCGCATTAAACCGGAAACGACCGACGTTGCGCCCGTGAACGTGCCAAAAGAAAAGTTCAGCGAGATAGCGAAGCTGATGGGTCGTGACGAGGGTGCATTACGCGAACAATACGACAGCGCTGTGAAGGCTCATGGTATCGAGATTGCGAATTCGGAACTAGATAAGGCGCTCGTACGGGCGCGGGGCGCAAAAGACCGTGTGGCGTTTGGTGAAATTTGGAAATCCGCCAACGACAAAGCGCGGCGAGATTTCCCCCCGCCCCATCAATACGGGATTGGGATTGTATCTGACACTAAGAAGGCGTTCCGCACGGGATCGACCATAGTCAATTACGTGCGGAACGGGATACGGCCCTCTTTGGCGGAGTCGTTCGATGCGCAAACTGCCTCGCATTTGGCTGAGATCGGCAAGGAAGGTCAAGACTACGTTGCATCACAACTCGGGATAGTAAAAACCGGAGCGTGGCGTAAAAAACTACAGGACACACTGCGCGACATGGCGCTTCGCAACGGGACGAAAACCGCTCCTGCCGCTCCTGCCGCTCCTGCCGCTCCTGCCGCTCCTGGCGCTCCTGCCGCTCCC